AATTATCACAACCATCATTTGAGTGGGGAGAAACATTTTGTACACTAGTGGGAAACAAGATTAGAATCTATACTAATAATGAATTTGAAGTTATAAGTCCAAAACTGAACTACTACAGAAAACCTGTGGAAGTTCAGTTTGTTGGATGTATTGATTTAAACACTGGTAATACAATAGCTACAGATGTTCAATCTGAACTAAAAGATGATATTGTAGAACTTATATGTGATGAAGCTGCATCTATATTAGCTGGTGATATTGAATCTATTATGCAATATCAAAGAAATGAAAAATCAGCAGAAAGAAATAATTAATTAATTAAACATAAAAAATGAAAACAATATCACGCAATGTCTTTAGTGTTTCAGGTCCTATAACATCCCCATCATCTAATTCTGCTTCTTCATATTCATCTGCTCCAGCTAATTCTTCATTAGAAGTTTCAACAGCTGCTTGTGTTTCTGAACTTATGAATGCAGCAACTTCTTTTCACAAACTCCATCTTAAAATTACAGGACTTGGATCTTTTGCAGGACATAAAGCTCTTAATGAATTATATGATGAACTTCCAGGACATGCTGATGATATTGCAGAAGGATTCCAAGGTGCTGCTGAAAAACTATTAGATTATACAGATGTAGCTCCAAGAACATTAAATTCTGTATCAGAAGCATTATCATATTTAAGAGAATTAGTTTCTATGGTGACTACCCTTCAAAGTAAAATGCCATATTCAGAAATAATTAATGATCTTGATAATGTAAAGAGTACAATTAATTCTGCTAAATATAAATTAAATTTCCTAAAATAAATTTGGAAGTTTAAAATATATATATTATATTATTTATATAAACTTATTTATAACCCTTAAAAATTTAAAAAATTATGTATTTTAATCACGCATTTAGAAAAACCCTTTTAGCTGTTGATTCTGGTAGTGCAACACTTAGTGGAACTACAAGTCTTGCAACATCTGCTTTAGCAGCAGGTCAACTTGGTATTTATAATCAAAACTTTGGTGTAATTGATTACACAGGTTCAGGTACTAAAGCTCCATTTTATCTTGTACAAGGTTCTTATTACAAAACATCTGGATATTCTGATAAAATTGGTTCTCATGGTGGATATCAAGAATCAGTTAAATCTAAAATGATTAATCCAAAATATATCAGTCGTATATTCTGGGTACAATCTAAATTACCTGTACAACAAGTAGTACAAATTCCTTTGACAGCTCAAGCTGGATCAACTAATGTTGGTTTGAATGCTGACACAACATACCGTTTACGTATTGATGTTAAAGGTAGTCCAGCTTTACGTTTTTTATCTCATAATATTTATCGTGTGATGGATTCTTACACAGGACCTGCTAATGCAACAAATCCTACATATGTAAAAGATCCTGTTGCAACATTAGTTGATTGGAAAGAGCAAATTACAATGTCTCCTTATTTTAATCAATTGGTACAAGCACGTGTTTATGCATTTAAAAATAATGTAACAAGTAGTACTTATACGGCAGGTACTCCTACAGTTTCTTCAACAACTTTAACAGTTTCATCAACCTCTGCTGGTGGTATTTTACCTGGTCAACGTATTGTTGCATCTACAGGAGTAACTGGATTAACTAATGTACCTAATATTTTTGCTAATTATGGTACTGCATTTGCTACAGGTACTACTCCAACAACTGCTCCTACAGCATCTACTACTTCTGTTACAATTACAGGAACAGGTACAGGTACTCCAACAGGTACAATTACTGTTGGTATGTATGTAACAGGAGCTGGTTTACCACAAGGAGCTTACCTATCTACAGTTAGTTCTCAAACTAACTATATAATTACTTATCCTACTCAATCTACAGCTCCTACAATAACTGGAGCAGCTGCTGCACTTACTTTTTATAATACTATTGTATTAACTTATCCAACTCAAGCTTCAGCACCTACTTTTAGTTCATGGACTATAAAATGTTATAGTGATCTTTATGGTAATAATGGTGGATATGTAACTCCTTACACTAATATTGCAGTAACAAGTGGTCAACAACCAACATATGTAGGTCAAACTCCATATATTCCTGGTAGTTCTGCTTATACAACTGGTACTTCTCAAACAGCTGGTACACTTACAGGTGCTACAATTACAGCTGCTTCAACAGTTGCTGCTGCTACATCTGGAGCACATATTTATACTGCTGCTGCTGATGCGTCAACATTTACTACAGATGCTTTCTTAGAATTAACAGCTGCTTATTTGGAAACTAAATTTGGTAATCCAACATTTACAATAAGTGATAATTATGATCTTGAGCCATTAAAAATCATTGCATCATTAATGGATGATAGTGGTAGTACAACAGTTGTTGCTCCTATTGGAACTGCTGCTTTACAAACAATTGGTGAAGCAGGTATTGCTACAGTAGCACAAGCTAGTTCAATGGCACAAGGTACTGGTGAAACAGTTCTTCGTGAATTGATTCTTACTGGTAGATACCGTCAAGAAGCATTTGGTGATGGAACTAATATTGATCAATTCCGTATGAGAGAGATTGAAGCTAATCCAAGTGTATTAGATATGATGAGTGTTGCAAATAGAAACAAACTTTATAATAAACTTTGCATTCTTCATAGTGTTCCTAGATTTAATAATCCTACAGGAGTATTTGATAATGATCAATATTTAATTGAAATTGCTCTTCCTAGTACTTTAACAATTGGTAAGCTTTTTGAAAATGCTACTTATTCAGCAGGAAATAATAATTATGTTCCTACTGCTGGTAATGGTTTAGGAGATTATATTCTTGAAGCATCTATTGCAGCAGGTGGTGTGCAATATATAGAAATGATTTAATTTACTTTATAATAAAATAAAGAAGGAGAGATTTTATTCTCTCCTTTTTTTATTTGTATATTTGCAGAAAATATCTTATATTATTAGTGTAGAATAAATATAATAAATATGCCATTACAACACCAATTAGCTTTAGATATCCCAGATACTAACAATGTTAGTGTTTTTAGGGTGATGGATGCAAGTATATATGCCAATGATTTAGATGTTAAATGTGCAACATTACAAGTTACATCTCCTGGGTTTACTTCTCCATCTACACATGATATGACTAATTATGCATTATTAGCTAGTTCATTTAATTTAATATTAAATGCTTGTAGTCTTGGTTTTGTAGCAACTGGATGTCAAGATGTAGCACCAGCATTACCTGATGGTATATATAAATTAAAATATTCAGTTAGTCCTAATGATAAAGTTTATGTAGAATACTATCATCTTAGAACAACTCAAACTTATAATGTTTACAATCAACAACTTTGTAAACTTGAAATGGCAACTTGTGAACCTTCAGTGGAGATAAGAGCAAGATTGAATGAATTGAGACTTATTAAATCATATATTGATGCTGCTAAAATTAAAGCAGAAGATTGTCATGATCCTAATTTAGCAATGGAGTTATTACTTTATGCTAAAAAAAGACTTGATAAATATATAGGAGGATGTAAAGATTGTAATCAAAACCAATATTAATATGACAAATTGTTCAAATTGTGGAACAACAATCACTTGTGGATGCCAAGTTAGAACAGCATCAAATGGAACTCAAGTATGTAATTCATGCATATCTGATTATGAAATAAAATTAGTAATTGTAAATGCCCCTATAAACAATCCAGATGAGTAATGTTTTATTATATAAAGACCGTTATAGAGAAGAGTTTGCTGAATGCATGGCTGAAAAATATAGATATGCTCAGTATGGAATTCAATGTGCAGAATCTAGCACTAATTGTGAGTTGGCTTATCTTAGGAATGAAATTTTAAGTTGGGCTGAGAATGAAGATGCAGGTGCATTAACACAAGTTAGTGTTGCATATATGTCATGGCTACCTGTGACATTTAATGGTAATCCAGCAGCTTATATTGGTGGATTTAGTACAACAGGTCAATGTAGTGGTGGGGTGGCTCCATTATGTGATTTAGCAATGTCCTATCCAACCAGTAATGGTAATGTAAACATTATAGATGTAAATGTTGGTGGATGCTGTACAAGAATTAATGTTAATCCTAATATCACAATAAATGGTGGCTCATATCAATATCATATTACAAATGCTTCTGATACTTGGACTATCACTCACAATCTTGGTTTTGTACCTAATGTACTTACTACTGATGATAATGGTATTGAGATTGCTGGAGTGGTTACATCAGCTACTATTTCAGTGGTGGTAATTGAATTTACTGAACTAGTAACAGGATTTGTATATCTATCATAATGAGTACATTAGATAAAAAATATTACCATAATATTGATTTAGACTCTAATGAGCTGAAGTCAGGAAGAATATATAATTTAACTGATACAGAAAGAAATGTATTATCTTCATCTTTAACTACAACAGATAAAGGATATATAGTATATGATACTACAGCATTAAGTCTTTATGTATGGAATGGAACAGGTTGGACTACTACTGCTGGTGGTAGTGGAACTGTAGCAAGTGTATCTGCTGGTACTGGAATGAGTTTTACAACTATAACTAGTTCTGGATCTGTATCTATAGATACATCAAAGGTTCCTTATTTATCTGGTGGATTTAACACAGGATTTCTTAAATGGAATGGATCTGCTTGGGTATTTGATAATAGTACATATTTAACATCTGCTGTAACATCAGTAGGAACAGGAACTGGATTAACTGGTGGTACTATAACAAGTACAGGTTCAATATCTTTAAATTCAAAACTTGCTCCTGCTGATAATCTTACAGGAAATGCATTAAAATACCTTAGAGTAAATGCTGGAGAAACTGCTGTAGAATATGCTATTACTTCTTATGTTCATACACAAAATATATCTTCTACTACTTGGAATATTACACATAATTTATATTTTTTCCCCAATGTAATTGTAGTAAATAGTACAGGAGCTAACATTGTTGGTGATATATCATATCCTAATAATACATCATTAATATTAACTTTTTCAGCTGCCGTATCAGGAACAGCTTATCTTTCATAATAATAAAATAAATAACAATGGCACAAATTTTTTTAACAAACATTAATTTATCAAATAACGAACTTCAAAACTTCAAAGTTCATAATACACCAAATTCATCTCCTCCATCAGCACTTGGTGGTGAAATGTATTTTGATACGGCTACAAATTTAATGAAGTATTACAATGGTTCTGCTTGGGTAACTTTTGGTACATCTGGTAGTGGTGTTACTAGTGTTAATGTATCTGGTGGAACAACAGGTCTTACAACGTCTGGTGGTCCCATCACTTCAACTGGAACAATAACATTAGCTGGAACATTAGCCGTTGCTAACGGTGGTACAGGTGTTACAGCATCTTCAGGTGCTAATAGTGTTGTTTTGCGTGATGCAAGTTCAAACATAAGTGCAAATTTAATATCTGAAGGATATTCAAATGTTTCTGCTGCTGGTACAACAACAACTTTAACTATTTCTTCAGTACCAAATTATGTAGTTACAGGTTCTGGTGGACAAACCTATAAACTTCCAGATGCAACTACATTGAGTAATGGTGCTAATTACACATTTAATAATAATCAAAGCAGTGGAACAATTGTTGTTCAAAACAATTCATCTACTACTGTTGCAACTGTTCAAGCTGGTGGATATATTGATGTAATTTTGTTAAGCAATGGAACTGCTGCTGGTACATGGGATGTACATAACTTTGCTCCATCTAATGTATCTTGGTCAACTAATACTTTAGATTATGCAGGTTCAATAACAAGTGCAACTTGGAATGGTAATGTAGTAGCCTACAACAGAGGTGGTACAGGTCAATCATCTGCTTTTGTGGCTGGTGGTATTGTTTATGGTTCTACAACAAGTGCATTGGCTGTTACATCTGTAGGAACAAGTGGACAAGTTTTAACTTCTGCTGGAGCAGGAATTCCTACATGGACTACACCAACAACAGGAACAGTTACATCTGTAACAGGAACTTCACCAATTGCCTCTAGTGGTGGCGCTACTCCTGTCATATCTTTGGCTAGTAGCTATGGTGACACTCAAAATCCTTATGCTTCTAAGACTGCAAACTATGTCTTAGCTGCACCTAGCGGGTCTGCTGGCGTACCTACATTCCGTGCAGTTGTAGCAGCAGACATTCCTACGCTTAATCAAAACACAACTGGCACAGCTGCCAATGTCACAGGTACAGTCGCTATAGCAAATGGTGGTACTGGAACAACTACTGGTTCTATAACAGGAACAGGTGCTTTAACATTTACAGCTGGTGGAACAAACACTAATGTTAATCTTACTCCAAATGGTACAGGTACAGTGGATGTTAATTCTAAAAGGATTACAAATTTAGCTGATCCTACAGGAGCACAAGACGCTGCAACAAAAAATTATGTTGATAATGTTAGTGCAGGTCTTTCTTGGAAAGCTTCAGTTATTGCTGCAACAGTAGGTGGAGAGACATTCACTATATCAGGTGGAGCTGTAACACAAATTACAGGTACAACTCTTGATGGTCAATCCCCAGGAGTTAATGATAGAATATTAATTAAAAATGCTCCAGCTACAACAGGTACTGGTTCATCTCCTGAAACAAATCAATCAGCAAATGGTATTTATACTGTAACAAATGCTACAACAAATCTTACTGTGTCAAGAGCATCTGATGCTAATACCGCACCTGAATTATTACAATCTGTAGTTTTTGTTAGACAAGGAACAGTAAATGTTGATAATGCTTTTGTTCTTACCACTGATACAATCACTACAGTTAATACTACACCTTTACAATTTACTACTTTTTCTTCAGCTACTGTTCCTGATGCAACTACTTCTGTAAAGGGTAAAGTACAATTAGCAACAACAGCTCAATCAGAAGCTAAATCTAGTACAACTTTAGTAGTAACACCAGCAAGTCTTTCTACATTTGCAAGAAAATACACAGCAACAATAGGAAATGGTTCAGCTACTTCAATTGCTGTAACACACGGTCTTGGTTCTCAATATGTAACAGCTCAAATATTTAATGAGTCTACAGGAGCACAGGTATATTGTGACGTAACATTAACCAGTGGGACTCAAACAACTTTTGGTTTTGCAGTTGCTCCAACAACTAATCAATATAGAGTAGTAATAACAGGATAAATTAATATAATATAAATGAACTTTTTAGAACAATTAGTATTACAAAATATTCCAGGAGACCCAACAAGTCCCGTTAATGGAGGATTATGGTATAACACTACTACTAATAAGTATAGAGGATATCAGAATAGTGCTCTTGTAGATTTAACAGGGAACCAATCTATTACATTAAGTGGTGATTTATCTGGAACAGGGTCTACTGCAATAACAACTACAATAGGAGCAAACAAAGTACTTAATACAATGTTAGCTCAAGTTGTAACAGGTATGTTTAAAGGTAGGACTACAGCTGGAACTGGTAATGTTGAAGACTTAACAGTTACACAAGCCACTGCAATGCTTGATACTTTTACATCATCATTAAAAGGTCTTGCACCTGCCTCTAGTGGCGGCACTACAAATTTTCTTAGAGCAGATGGAACATGGGCAGCACCAGCAGGTGGTGGCGGAGGAGGTGGAACTACTACTAATTCATTTGTAGTAAAAGCAGATAGTGGTACTACAGAAGGAACAGATTTATACACATTCGATGGATCTTCAGCTAAAACAATTAATATTGCAGCTGGAACAAATATAACAATAACAAAAACAGCAGGAACTTTAACTATATCATCTACAGGTGGATCTTCTGACAATCCTGTAACATTAATGACAGCATTTTTAAACTACACATAACATGGATTTATCATTACTAACAACAGAACAACAAGCACAGTACTCAAAAGACCTACTGTTAGCTGAAAGATTAAGAGCTTTAGGATTATCTTTTGCTACAGCTACAAACTTAGAGAACCTAATTCCAGCGCAGGCTTTAGAGTCTCTATTCAATACAACTCTTGTAACTCCTGGAGATGACACGGTATTAAGAGAGTATGCTCTTAAATTGATTAGAGACTATGCATCAGATCTTAAACAATCTTTCTTAGAAGATTCTATGCCTACAACACCTCCAGCTAAAACACCTGTTCCAATTACAAGTGTTGAGATAGCAAATGCTGTATCTAAAGGCTGGGTGTTTGTATCAGAAGGTAATAGATACTCGGTATCTAGAAATGAAGAAGCATATTCAATAGAACAAACTATTGACAAAACAGAATTCAATAACTTATTAAAACTAATATAAAATATGAAATTTCCTAATTTTGGAGGATCAATCAACCTAGGTCAAGTCGTTTTAGCAGCAGCAAATACTGCTACAGATGGTTCAGGAACAATAGGTGTAGTATTAACTGGAGCTGGTAAATTTACTAATTTGGCTACATTTTCATCGGGTACTAATTCTAAAATATTGTGTACAGTGCCTAACTGGGATATGATAAGTTCAGAGATAGTAGGGTATGTAAAAAATGGTGATATTGTAACTATAACAACTACAGCAGGTATACCAACTGGATTGGCTATTACTACAGATTATATAATATCTGGATTATCCGTTTCTGCTAATAGTGCCACTTTCTTTTTAGTAACTAATGCACTTGCTCCTGCTACAATAGCTTATACTGATGCAGGAACTGCACCACATGTTTTACGTTTCCCAGGAGGTACAAGAGTAGATGAGATAAACTTTATAAATAGTCAATTAACTGCTGCTGCTTCAGGTGCTAACGTAGGTAAGTTATTTATGAAACCTAGAAACTCTTCAACTTGGTTCCCTATAAGAGAGGTAGCTTTACCGACAATCACACGTTCAACTACTGCTATAGGTAATAGGCAGACAATGACATTTACAGGCGGATTGTTTGTACCAGAAGGTGCACAACTTGGGGCTACAATAGCAGTATGGGCAACAGCAGTAGACACAACAACAGTATACGCAGTACAATCAAGTAATTTCTAATGTATTCTTATCCTTCAAACTATAACAAGAACTTTAATCCTTCTGGATTACCCTACTCTGTTATGCTAGCTGAAACATTAAATTTTCAGGCTAGGATGACAGCAGCTGGTGGTAACTTGCTATCACCTGTTGAGTTAAATGCAATAAACTACTGGATAAGTCAGTACAAGTATTACAACTTATGGGATAAAATGGTAGCTGCATATCCCTTAGTTGGAGGAAGAGGTACTACTGGAAGTAAAGATAGTTTTAAGATAAATCTTATTAGTAGTTTATATGGAATTACATACGGTGCAGGTGTTACTGAGGCTATGTGCAATCCAACAGGATTCAAAAATACTGGTGCAATTTCAAATGGAAGCAATACATGGTTAGATAGTGGAATATCACAAGGTACACTTATAGATCTTAACCCAGCAAAATCTTTGGGTATGAGTTGTTATGTAAGAACACATGAAGCTAAACTTAGTACCAGCCAAGGAGGCACTGATATGGGTTGCATAATTAATAGTACGTATGCCGTAGTTCTTGATCTTTCAGCTTTATTTGTGTGGCTAACTGCTTCAGGAAATGTTATGGGTGGAACCTTAGGAAGTTATGCTGCACCTGCTGATTTGGCTAATAATGCTCCAAATAGAATGATAACAGGGTTTTATTCAATGTCTTATATAGATAATCAAAGTACATTGTTTAAAGATGGCTCATTAATAATGAGTACTAGACATAAACCAAATATAGGATCTATAACAGTAAAAAATATTTATTTAGGTAGTAGTATTTTAGCAGCTACAAATTTTCCGGCAAATTTTTCAAACAGAGGATATGGGGGTTTTTATATTCACAAAGCATATACTGCTGCTGAAGAAAAGCAAAGAGTTATAATAGAACAAAACTTTCAAAATATGTTAGGAAGAGCAATAACATTAGGTGGTTATGAAACTCCAGTGTTACGTTAAATCTATAAGTTAAACATAAGTATCAGGATTCTAAACAAACGACAAACTAAAGACATGATAAAAGAAGCATTAACAAAAGTACTAGGAGATTCTCACACAGCTATAACAAGCGCGTGGAACTTTCATAAGGATACAGTAGAAACGTCTAGTGTAGCCTCTATGGTTATTACAACAGTATTAGCCTGTGTAAGTACTACTAGTAGACATTTCCTAGGAGTGTCTGGTACACTGTTGACAATGATACTACTGATAATAACTGCAGACTTTATTACAGGTATAAGCTATGCCTACAAGCAACAACGAAGACTTAAGAAAAGACTTGTGTGCGCATCAAAAGGAATAAGAAGTGCCTACAAGTTAGGAGTCTATATAATCTTCTTATTCTGTACTAATACACTGATCAAAGAGTATGAAGGTATGTGGGTCTCTGAGGTACTTAAGTACATTCACATCTACATTACTATCCACATCTTTTTCTGGGAAGCTTTCTCTGTAGATGAGAACATGTCTAAGCTAGGGTTTAACTTGGGACTTAAAAAGTTCTTGCAAAGCACCTTAGCCGGTATACAGTACAAGTTTACTAATGACACTAAAAAGGAGGAATCATGAACAAGGTAAGCATTCGATCAATACTAGCTTTAGTTATAACACTTCTTTGTTTCTCTATATTACTCTACACTTTAATAAAGCACGGAGATGACAAAGGAACTTTAAACCTTATTACAGGATCTGCAATTACAGGCATAAGTCTTATAGGAGGATACTACTTCCAAGCTTCCCACAGACCTGTCAATACAGAACCAACAAACGACTTATTAAACTCTAAAACAAATACACAAGATGAACTATTTAAAAATCCAGGAGGACCTGTCGAACAAGTACAGTAAACTTCCAAACTACAAAGTACAATTTGGTGTCGCGTACAGTAAAGTTGTGAACACTATAGGGGAACAAGACCTTGAGAACCTAAAACAATCTATTATAGCAATACTAGACGATGAACTTGATAAGTACATTGCATCTACAGCTACAACAAGAGGAGGCCGTTGGGGCCGATTCGGCGCTAAGATACTTAACGCTGCTCTGGAACTTTTTAAAAAGAAGTAATGAACAGGCAGATTTTTTATCAGAAGGTCAAAGTTAAACTGTTTCCATCGCTTAAACAAAGCACCTTAAATGGTATTAATGCTATCGTAGACGAATGGGAGAAACAAGGAATAAGTGACAACAGGCAACTGGCTTACATCCTAGCTACAGTTTACCACGAGTGCGCGCGTAAAATGCAACCAATAGAAGAGTTTGGTAAAGGAAAAGGAAAAGCTTATGGCTCAAAGATAAAGTCTAGCAGAAAACCCTACAGCACTCCTAACAAGTTGTACTATGGCAGAGGTTTTGTCCAGCTTACTTGGTACGAGAATTACGTAAAGGCAGGAAAGAAGCTTGGCATAGACTTGCTTAATACTCCAGAGTTAGCTTTGGAATTAAGTACAGCATCTACAATACTTGTTAGGGGGATGATAGAAGGGTGGTTTACAGGGGCAAAGCTTAAAACTTACATCAACTCAAAAAGTTGTGACTTTGTAAAAGCGCGTCACATAATAAACGGTACGGACTGTGATGACTTAATAGCAGTATATGCCGACGACTTTCTAGAATGTTTAACCTAAAGTACTTATCTTTGTTCTATGAAGCCAATAAAAGGACTGTCTCAAGACACAAGACCAGAAGATCAGCCGGAAGGAACGTACCCTTTCGGCAAGAATGGTTTACAGTTTGACCTAGAAGGGTCTGTGACAAATGAGCCCGGCTTTAAGCAGTTGACAAAGAACATAGTTCCTGCAGGTTATACTATCAATGGTATACTTGAAACTGATACTACAAAGGTCTTAGTCTTCTTTACAAATGATATAAACTCAGGGTTAAAACTCTATGACCTAGCAAGTAATACAGTAAGTTTCTCTGTAATTGATACTGCTTTAACCTACAAACTTGGATTCAAAGCTGAGAACTATATTACAGGTCAAGTACAAAGAAACAATCTAGGAGAACTTGTATGCGCTTTTACTGACAAGGTTACATTTCCCAAGTTCATAAATCTTGATAATCCTCAGATAGATGAGCTCAGATCATGGAACTTATTTCCTGAATGCATATTCCCTACCATTACAAAGTCTATTGAGAGTGGAGGTTACTTAAGTGTAGGTTCATATTTCTTTGCTGTTAGATATACAAGATTAGATGGAACTGTAACAGGCTTTTCTGAAGTATCAAGTGGTATAGCTATAGTGTCTGATTTGTACCAAACATTTGCTGATAAGGCAATACAGTTACTAATTACTAATGCTGACACTACCTATGACTTCATAGAAGTTGCAGTCATAAGTAAAATAAGTGGAATAGTCAAAGCCTCACTACTGAACAAGATTCCAATAGTGTCAGGAGTCAGCAAAACTACATTTACCGGTAATGAAGTTATTACAACTATATCAATTGAAGAAGTGTTAGTCAACCCTATCTTCTACAACAAGGTGGGTACAATGACACAATTGAATGATGCCTTGTATGTTGGTAAGTTAGAAAAGAGTGATGAGATTCTAGACATGCAGAAGTATGCTAACCTAGTACAGTTGCTTTGGACTTCAGAACTTATTGATGTTGAAAACTGTCCTGAAGAACATAAGACAGGTCAGAAAAAAGGATTCATGCATGGAGAGACTTATGCCTTTTACATTAAGTATAAACTCTCTAATGGTAATATGACAATAGCTTATCATATCCCTGGAGTAGAAGCAGATGCTACTGCTTTAGGGATTAGCCCGGTAGCTACTGCAGGAGGTTTAGGAAACACTCCATTGTTTAAAACTCAAGACTATATAAATACTTTTTCAAGTGTTACCCTTGAAGGTTTTACAGGTCCTTATTATAATGACACAGAAGTATACCCAATTACTGATGACTTTAATTCTATATCGTTTGGAGGGTATGACCTTAGAGGAGAAAGAGTAAGGCACCACAAGATGCCTTCATTAGGATGGTGTCAGACTGAACTCTATCCTACGGTAGCTGATTATGGTTGTAAAAAGTTAGACCTCTTAGGTGTTAAGGCTATTAATGTAATTATACCTACTAAGTACACTAATCAGATTATAGGGTATGAAATCCTCTATGCTAAAAGGAATTTACAGAACATGACTATCTATGGTCAAGGGTTAGCACTTTATGGATCTACTTACTTAAGCCCTTGGAATCCTACATTGTCAACTCTTACAGATGATAAGGTTTACAGTAATGGAAACAATTGGGCCATAGAAGAGTATGCACCTAATCAAAGTTTTTTAAGGTTTCATTCTTTTGATGTCTTGTTTAATAAGCCTTTGATATCACCTTCTTTTGTAGCAGCTCAGTACAAGTTAACAACACCCCATACTGCTTTAGTAAGTAGCTATTCTTATACAACAGGTACTTCAATGGGAGCTACTGGTACAGGGTTTACTATTACTTTGATGGATAGTATTGCTAATGCTACTGTATCCTCTGTAAATGCTTTTAATATAAATGCTTTAAAAGAACCTAAGTATTTACTTAGTGATACTAATGCACTAGCTGAAAGTGCTAACACTCCTTTTGGTACATACCTATCATACTTTAATGGGTACTTAGAAACTACTTATGTAGCTCAGTTACTAGGTCCACCATTGCCTATGTCTACTTACCCTGTACTAAGTGACTCTGGAAATTGGCCATCTTCAGGACCAACAAGTGTAGAGAATTATCTTACTAATCTATGTGATACTAAGATAAACATATATGAAGCTTTCTATACTCAAGAGTTAGTATCTGCAGGGGACGTTAAAACTCTTACAGATTCTAGTTCTTTTTGGGGAGGTGATATATTCTTATCCCAATATACTTTTCATACTTATGGAATATTAGATTATTACTGGGGAGTACAAACTAAAGGTGGTGTAGACTTCCCATTAGATAGAAGAGGACATAGGGTAGTTAATAGATTTATATGTGAAACTGTAGCTAACCTTTATACTAGATATGACATACCAGGTAACAACTACTCTTGGTGGTATCCTCATAGGAAACTAGAAAGTGTTTATATAGGTGGGCCATTATCTGCTATGTACCCAATAGATTACAATGGCCACACAGACCCTAATCAATTTGGGTTTACTAAAGGTGCAGAAGCTATCAATGACTTTGCATCTGATGTGATATTTAATCCTTACCAAGAGTACATAGACAAGTTTCCATATCGTATACATAGAGGAGGTAAGTTGTCTAGACAGACTACAAGATCTTGGAGAACTTTCCTAGCTTTAGACTACTATGAAATGCAAAAGAACATGGGGTACATAGAACATCTAGAAGGTATGGATGATAGAATGCTTGTGCACATGACTAATTCTCTTTTTGTTAGTCAGGACAAGGGTAAGTTAGAAGCTGGTATGTTGTCAATTACTTTAGGAGCTGGAGACATTTTCCAGTTTGAACCACAAGAGGCTCAGTCATCTAAACTAGGGTATGGAGGTACTCAACACAACTTGGCCTGTATAAGAACCCCAATAGGGTATGTGTTTGCAGACTCTAAACAAGGGGAACTGTACCTATACAAACCTAAAGAGCTGACTCTTCTAAACACAGGGATGCACAGGTTCTTAAGGGACTACTTAAAGATATTTGGAAAGAACCCTTTCACAGGTAATGGTATTACTCTAGGATGGGATCAGAGGTATAAACGTATACTAGCTACAGTAAAAAACATCAGACCAGCAGATGGAACTAATGTAGTAATTATTAACAGTCCTGCAGATATTCTAGAAGTAGTAGGTATAGTAGGACCTCCAAACTACCCTGACTGTCTTATAACTACTAATGGTATTGTTAAGATAGGAGATGTCATCTTCTACCAAGGAAAGTATCTGACTTACTTAGGTCAAAGCTTTAACACAACTTACAGTTGCCCTGAAGATCCTTGTGATTGTATTGACCCTATAAACTTAAAGGTAGTCTTAATGAATGACCAAGTTTCCTCTCACGTTACATGGGGAGGAGTAGGAACATTCTCTTGGAATCTATATGAAGTAGGTACTCTTACTAATACCCTAGTACAGTCAGGAACATCTACAGGATACTTTGTTGACTTTACTGCCCTATTACCTGACACTGCTTATAAGTTTGATATCTGGTCAGAGTGTGGACCAGAGTGTGTAAGTGAGGTTAGTTCTATTCAATGGTCTACTTCTCGTGTAGTTAATTCACCTAGAAGCTATTGTTTATGGTATGCTGTGAACCCTGGGTTGTCTGACATCACAGTAACCTTAATGGATCAGTTATCAAACCCTACAATAGCTGTTTCTAATATACCTGTAACTATTTACAAAGTAGGTAGCACTGGAACTCTAATTGGTACTCCTCTCACAGGTACAATTACAACTGGTAACTACTCAGTCAACATCTCAGTTGTATTAGGAGCAGGAGAGTACTTAGCTGCAGGAACTGGTTATGCAGGTACTATCACAGACCCTTCTTATTGTGGATTTGCTAACTATTTTGTACCTGAACCTAAAGTCTCTTACAAGTTCCACTTGTCAGGCAACTTGAATCGATACCCAGGATGGTCAGACACAGGAAATGTAGAAGTACTATCAAATGGTGTGACATACACAGGCTCTTTCAATTTAAACTCTATATCTAGTACATTTACTGCAGTTGTAAACTTGCCGGCGCCTTCAGGCCCTGTAGTAGTAAGTATAGATCACAACTTAATGGTAGGAGCTACTAGTGTGACTGAATCAGGAACAGGCTCTATAACACTTAACTCTAACAACTATATATCTTTAACTTACTCATAATGGCACAAGGATGTAATCAAACTACTGCAGTCAACTTTGCCCCAAACGCAACGTCTTGGGACCATTCTTGTATCTACTTGATGAAGCTATCTTTTCCTAACAGTAACTCGCAAACTGAGTACTGTCTAGCTTTTGAAGACTTGGCTTTAGAGAATACAGTGGATAAGTCTTTTACTATGTCCTACTCTGTAAAAGATGGAGCATGGGTATTCTTCCATGATTACATCCCTGACTTCTATTTTCATACTAGAGAAGCTTTGTTTGCTTTAAAGGACAATGCTTTGTACAAAACTAATGCTGGTCCAGTAGGTAAATACTTTACAGACACTGTTAACCCGTTCTTTATAGATGTAGTGTTTAAAGCTGATGGAGAACTTTTACTGGAAACAGTAAACTGGGTCTCATCTGTACTGGAAGATAGTTCCGATGCCAGTACCGTTGGGAGTGAGTGGAATACACTTACTCACATCTCAATCTGGAACTCTCAACAACACTCAGGAAAGATCTCTTTACAAGACGTCTTCGCAGACCTACAATATCAAACCTCTCGAAAGACTGACGGTAAATGGAGCTTTAACGACTTTAGAAATATAGTAACTGACAGAGGCACTACGTTTATAAAGGACTTGTTTAACAATTACAGGCTTGACCCCGCAATGGCAAGTACTAAAGACTGGTATGAGGCCGAACTTTTACAAGATAAATACTTTGTTATTAGGTTTGAGTTTGACAACTTACAGAAAAAACAGTTAATTTTACATGACACAACCGTTCAAGCACAAAAAGCACTACGATGAGTATACATATTAAGCCTGAAAACCGTGGTAAGTTTAACGCTACCAAAGCTCGTACCGGAAAAAGTACGGAAGAACTTACTCATAGTTCTAACCCAGTAACTAAGAAGAGAGCTGTCTTTGCACAGAATGCTGCTAAGTGGCAACATCGTAACGGTGGTCCAATATTAGAAGAGAGTCCTTATATAACTAGTAAAGGTATAAACTTAAACTTACCTGTAAATAGACAGCAAGAAGTAAAGCCTTTAAAGTTTAACGGGTTTCTTGCTAATGACAGAAAAGAAAACTTAATTGTAGGAGGGATAAACCCTCGTTACCAAACTAAAGACTTTTCTGTTGGGCCTTACGCGGTCGGCGTTGGTAATAAACACTTTCAAAAGTTCCCTGCTGATATGGGAATGGCAGGAACATACCATGTAAATGATCGACTTGATATTGACATGCAGAGTAATTCAAAGAATGTAAATGCTGGTTTAAGGTATAAGTTTGGTAAAGGAGGACCACTCCTAGTAGGTAATCAACATGTAGCAATGGGAGGCAGTCTTAAGCAGATGTATGATAAAAGAGGTACAGTCAATGTTGCCTATGGTAAAGGACTTAAGAAGTATTTACTTGGTGGTCCTACTGATGAAACTGATGGAGTTATTTTAGGTAAGCAAACTCCATTCTCATCATGGTCTACAAACCAAAACATGCCTGCACAGACCCAACAAGAGGGTGTCTTTAACATGGCTAGCAACCAACAAAGAAAAAACTTTGTAACTTCTGAATTTGCACCAGGTACAGAAGGTAAAGGCAAATCAACTCCAGAAACTCCAGAAACTCCAGAACCACAAGATGAGTTTAAAAATAAAGAACTAGCAGCAAAGTCTTACAATGCAGCTATTCAAGCAGGTACATCTTTTATAGGTAACTTTGCTGAGACAAACAGACGTAAGCAAGAAGGAGCTCATGACACTGGTAGTATGGATGATATAAAAGGAGCTGCTAAAGGTATGGGTACAGGAGCATCTATAGGTTCTACCTTTGGCCCTATTGGTACTGCAGTTGGAGCAGCTGTAGGAGGAATAGCTGGTTATATTGGAGGTAGAGCTTCTGGCAAGGTTAAGAAGAAAGCTTATGATGCATGGCAGGCTGACTACATGAAAGCAGAACAGAGTGTTATAAATTCTAATTCATCTAGGTACCAAGATCTCAAACCTACTAGTAGTGGGTACTATAGAAACGGAGGAGCACTGTCTAAAGGGTATCTTAAGACTATGGGTTTTGGCGGAGATACAGAACCAGATACAGTGGCAAACGCAACAACTGCCAACTTGCCAAGTAGCAAGTTTACATACGTACCTTCTTCTCCAGCGCCTAGCCCTCAAATGCCTAGCCCTGTCAGTACGTACACTAGAACTTTTAGACCAAACCCTAGTGGAATGCCGGTGTACAACCCTAGCAGCAACTCTACAGAAGTTCTAGAACAAGGGTCTATGCGTAAGGGTAAGCTTGATCCTGCTTCCTACTTAGCTAAGAAAAAACTATTAGAAGAGAATGGCTCTCCTGACGTAACTACAAAAGAAGGAGCGTGGCCTCATTACAATCCTTTTTCAAGTACTATAATACTGCCAACAGGTAAAAACCCTAACAAGTTTACTAGGAATCTTATAGAAGAAACTGCTCACAGTAAACAAGATAAAGAAAACCCTATAGGTAAAGGAGTTGCTGCAGGTTGGGCAAAAGACTGGTTAAGAAGTCCGTCCTTTAGTATGAAAGATTACCAAAAGTTTTACCAACCTAAAGTGACAGGACCTGAGTATATGGAGTATGAAGCTCACGGCAATATAGCTCCTGGTCTGCACGCCAGATATGGTGAACTTAGAGATTCTTTAAAAGGCAGACAGAATAAAGGTCTACTTACTACGTACCGTAATGGTGGGCAAACAAAAACTGTAGCAACTCATACAGCAGATTCTAAGAACTGGATTACACAAACTCCAGTTGGTTACGATTGGAAGCCTAACTCTAAGTACAATAAAGCTGTAGAAGATACTGCTCCTAAACAAAAAGAAGACTTTAGCCCGGCGGTTAACTATGCAGGTAACGTCTCTGTACAAACACTCCTAGACCAAACTAATCCAGGTAAACTTTACAATATGTACAACACAGGTAAAGACGCAGGAAAAGCTTTTAAAAACAAAGACTACTTAAAAGCTGCAAACTTAATAGGTAGTGAGTTTACAAAACTGGGAGTACCAGTAATAGGAGATATGGTTGTAAACGCTGCACAAGAAGGCTACTCCCCTTCAGGTAATAGTTTTAACCAGCTAAAGAAAGATGCTAGTACAGTTTCTAGTCTGTACAAGAAAGCTAATGGGGGCACTGTTAAAAGACCACAAGCACAGTTCACAGACTATACGGGGACTAAGATGTATGGACCAGGGGGTTCTATGGCTTCTAACTACATGGCTAACCAGAAAGCTGTAGGGGGAAGTATCCAACCTATGTCTAAAGATGCTTCTATAGCTGTAGGCCCCTCGCACGAACAAGGTGGTATAGCTTTACCGGATCAACAAGCAGAAATAGAAGGGGGAGAAACTATGTCAGGAGACTATGTTTTCTCAAAACAACTTGGCTTTGCGGCGCTTCACAAACCTATAGCTAAAGCGCAAGGAAAAATAGAGGCAAAAGCTTCTACACCTGAAAGACTTAACACTTTAAAACTTCTTGCAGATAAAACTAACAAGTTAAAACTTGCACAAGAGTATATGAAAAAACAATTAAACTTACAATAACATGGCAATAAAAGGAGACGGCGAAGTAAAAGAACAAACTGGACCAGACATTTACGACAGATGGTTAGACCAGATGGCTAAGCCTGGATTTGAAGGCGGCATTACTGGTAAGCGTACTAGGATTAAAGCTGCACCAGGTCAGCCAGTCAATACTGCTAGTGGTAGATGGCAGATAACTGACAGAACTAGAAATCGTATACTCAGAGACATGGGGCTTGCAAAGACTCAAAAATCTTACAACGATGCGGTATCCAGATTTCAAAATGACCCAAAGTTTGAACGAACTGTAGCAAGACACGGTCTACTTATGTTAGACAAAAAAATACCAGCAGACGCGTCAGACGTTGACCGTGCAAGAATGTTAACCAAAGGTTGGTACACAGGTAACGTAAGTCACTTTGAGAACGTAGTTCCTAAACCAAAGTCTGGTAACAAGATAACAGTTGGCGCCTACGCAGATAAAGTTGCTAAGGGAATGGGTTTAACCCCAACGTCTACAACTACTGCTACAACTCCCGCTAAGTCTACAACTTACACAGCTGCTTCTACAGCTGGTAATGCCGGGAGAGCTTTACCTAATAACGACCCTATCACGTTGACTCCAGTAACTAACTATGTACCGCCAAAGAAAGAAGATGCAACAGTTGCTACAACCTCAGGTCAAAAGCCTGTAGTTGGAACCCCTATTACTCAAACTCAAGGAAAGCCTGATGGCTGGAAGTCTTTAGAGAGCAGACCAAGCAAGTTTCAAAGTATAGCAAGTTCAACTATGCCCTACATGTCTAACATTGCAAACATGAACTTACGTCCTGCTGGTGTACCACAACCAGTAATGGACGCGCCAACGCAGTTCGGCCGAGTAAGCTTAGACTCAGAGCGTAACGCTGTACAGAGTGACTACCGTAACGCAGTACTAAACAATAATGCTACACTTGATGCTAACACCGCGGTAAGGGCTAACATGGCAAGTAAAGCTCAGAAGTTTCAGTTTATGAACAAGATAAACGAAATAGAGACTAACAAGAACGTAGAAATAGGAAACGCCCAAACTACTGCTAACGCTGCTATAAACAGTAGAAACAATGACAAGCTATACGCTACAAGAATGTTAGAGGCAGAACGTACAAACGCTATAACTCAGCAACAAGCAGCTAACTTAGCTAACGCGTCAGACAAGTTCATAGCTCAGCAAAACACTCAGTCTCAAAACGACTTAGAGGATAGAAAGATGAAGTTAATGTACATGAACGATCCTACTGGGTACTTTAAAAGACTTGCTGACAAGTACGAGAAAGAACAAGACCAGCCTAAGGTAGATGCAAACGGCGTAACTATAAAAGCTATGGGCGGTAAACTTTACACTGCTGGGAGAATGGTAAAGAACATGAAACCTATAAACATTAAATACTAGTAATAATGGGACTATACGATAACTGGCAACTAGCCAACTCAACTAAGACTAAAGACTTTGCCGGTACTATGGCCCCCGAGTTAAAAGAAGTAAAAGCTTCAGCGGAGGACAGATATTACAAAGCTCAAGACCTTATGTTAGGTACTCAAGAGAAACTAGGTACTGCAGAAATACTGCCACAAGATCAAGCAGCTTGGGAGCAAATAAGCAATGAGGCTACTGGAAAGATAAATGAGTGGGCCACAAGAGGTGACCTTGAAAATGCTTTGCCTGACTTATATCGTACAGCTTCTAAAACTGGTGTAAAGATGGTAGCACTTGCCAACAACACTAAGAAGAGAGAGATAATAAAAAAAGACTTAGACGACAGAGAAAAGTACGGATACTTAAACCCTGCTACAAAAGATTATATACTCGGCAAAGCAGATGAAAACTTTAAAGGTACTACGTTTGATGAGTACAACAGACCCGTAAACAGTTATGGGTATTCTGTAAAACCAACTAAACAAGTAGACAACATAGCTAGGGCTAAAAGAGCTTTAGAAGGTTTAGTGCCGGAAGGAGACAGTACTATAACTACAGAAGTTGGTAGAGCAGAAGCCGCTGCTAATATGTTGGAAAGTGTAAGGACTGGAAATGGTTGGAAAGGATTATCTAAAGAAAGAATTCAACAAGCTTTGGCCGCCGCTATAGAATCTGACCCTGAATGGAAAGCTTCTATAGACCAAGATGCTAGAACAAGTACTTACCAAAATAACATCACTGAAGAGATGGCCCAAAAGGTTATAGCAGACCCAGCTAGTCAAGTAGGTCAAGCTGCTTTAAAGTTGGTAAAAGAAAACAACTACTCAGCAAAAGAAGCTGTAGAAGAAGTTAACACGGTTTTACACAGGAACGATACATACCGTTCACTTGGTACTTTTGCAGATGCCGCATCTTACTTCGATATTACTCATTCTGAACAAGTTACTGATAGAGGTATTCCTAAGGAGACTACTACAGGCCCTAAGGGCTCTAAGACTCCGGAAGGCTGGATACCAAGTTCACAAGGTTTAACATTAAACCTACCAGATGAGCATGTAGCCTACAAAGATTACGTAACTAAAGAGAACGAGATAAACGCTAGAATAGCTAATATTAATAAGAAACTTGACCCAGCTAACACTGCTGTAAACGAAAGAGAAAGAGCGGTTGCCCAAGAAGACTTAGCAAACGCTACAGCAGAATTGAATATGAACCAGTTCAAAAAGACTGACTTCCAAAACCAACGTCAAGTACAATACGAAGACGCAACTATAGATGAACCTACAGCAGTTAAAACTGAGGTAAAAGATGGTAAGAAAGTAACTCGACACATAGACTGGAAAGAAGTAAAGAAAGATAATAGGGAGTTACAAAGAAAAACTTTTGATGATCTGGAAAATGCAGTCTCTGGAGCAAACAGTAAACTAACTGGCACAGGGGTACACATTGGTGCTATGACTCCTATAGTAATGAATGAATTACAAACTTTATCCACAAAAGATAGGAACTCTGTATTTAACGCAATAATAGACAAAAAATCAACAACAGACCCGCCTATAAAAAGTACTCGTAACCTTGAAAAAGCAGTAGCTAACACACCAGGTATGGGCGCACTTTCTTCAACTTTAGCTGTTAGAAGACTAGCAAAAGAAGGTATGATGGCTAGTGAACAAATGGTTACCTTAAATACAGCTGACGGACCTAAAACTATATCTAAAAACCTGTATGAAACTTTAACTACAGTAGCAAGATCTTCAGAAACACCTGTTTACAAAAAAGTAGTTAAAGAAGTAGAAAAAATGCCTACGCCGTCAATACGTGCGTCTAACTATACTCTTACTGGAGAAAAGTATAAAGACGTAAGAGATGCTATAGGAAGCTTTGCTAACACAGAACAACTGATAGACCCAACTACTATGAAAGCTGCTGAGCCTGCGCAAGTGAACGCTGCTTTAGAAGATCAAACTAAAGTAACAGTAACTGGGTACATTCCAGAGTTAAACTATGGTAGAATAAGAACGCCGCAAGGAGAGTTTTTTGTAGACTTAAATAACTCTAACACAAGAAAAAGAGTAGCTCAACTTTTGGACGCGTCTAGTGATCAAGACTTACGTGTTATGTCTGATATCTTAGCACCAAGTAGAGACCGAAGTACTGGCGACCATGAAGGTGCAAACTTATACCCTCAGTACTTAAACAAATTAAGAAGCAGTTTTGACTTTATACCAATAACTAGCGGCGACAATACTCCGTTTACAACAAAAGAGGGTAACGCAATCTCTCTGCTACAGCACCCTAAAAACGGTACTTACACTATATACCAAACTTTACCAAACGGTAAAAAGGAAGCATTACATAGTGGGTTAACTCTTAACGCAGCTATCACTTATTATCATTACGCTCAAAGAAACTAAGTATGGCAATAGATCTTACAGACACCTATGACAGGGGCTTAGGCGCAGACGACCAACAAACCCCGCCGATTAAACCAACAGGGCCAAGAACTCATGAAGACCTCATGTCGTTCTTGCCGTCTGATATTAGTAACTATGGGCCTAAAGCTTCTAGTTATAACCCAGACGAATATACAGGGTACTTAACTGAGGGACTCTATGAGTCTAAGGGTGACCCTGACCTGCAAAGGGGAGAAGCTCAGTCTGCTTTAGACAAGTGGGGAAATGCTGTAGTACAGACAGGCGTTAAAGCTGGAACACAGTTAATCGATATGGCAGGAGGTCTTACGTCTTTACTTACTGAAGGGTTTGGGGACAATAGAGACTATCAAAACATCTTTACAGACGCAGCAGACAAAGCCAATGAGTGGACTGATAAAAACTTTCCTTTGTACAGGCGTTCGACAGGTACTTGGGGAGATGCAGGAGACTTATCTTTCTGGTTACAGAATGGTTCTGGCGTAGCAGCTTCTGTAATAGGATTTGCTGTGGGCGGTGCAGGAATAGCAAAGGGACTAGGGGCCATTGGTAAACTTACAGGAGCAGGTAGAAGGGTAGGAAGTATGGTCAGCGGACTGTCTGACGTAGCAACTGCTACAAAGTTTGTTAACGCAGGAGAGAAAACTCTTACTGCAGGTATGTTAGCCTACGAAGAAGCAGCACAGTTTGGCAGACAGATCTACAACGATGTGTACACTGCACAACTCAAACAAGGAAAGAGTGAAGAAGAGGCTAAACATATAGCTTCCCAATCAGCAGCTTCAGGTGTACAACTTAACACTATGGTAGCTACAGGACTCAACTTAGTTGGCGGAGTAGGAATGTTCTTCGATCATGAAAAAGATGCAGTCATAGAAGCCGCACATACTTTGATGAAACAAGAGGTTGGGGAAGGTACTGTAGAAGGCTTAGGTAAGTACATTACAAGGTTGAAAGAGATGGATCCTAAGAAATACACTAAGGAACTTGGTCTTGATCATAACTTGCTTACTACTGGAAAGAAGGTAGCTACTGCAACTCGCGAAGCCGTAGGGGAAGGTTTCGAAGAATTGACAAACCAATGGGCCCAAGCTTCTGCAACTAACGAAGGGAAGAAAGGACAGGTTCACGGTTTTGCAGAACAGTTAAGCCTGTTGTCAGACTACTATGATACTACTTTTAACGAAGAAGGAGCTCTTAACTTTGTAATGGGCGCCATAGCTGGGCCAGTACAGAATACCGTAGCAGCAGGTTTACCTATTCACAAGGTAGCCATGGGGATGGCCACTGATGCCATTACAGGCGAAAGAGTTGATAAGGATGGCAAACCTGTTAGTAACGACAGAGACGCCGCAGTTAACTACTATGAGAATGGCAAAAGAGTAACCTCTGCAAAGAAGAATAGAATCCAAACTGGTGTAATGTTTAATAACATTAAAGAACGGATGATTGCAGATGCAGAGCATTTACAAAGTACTCAAGAAGAGATTGTAGAGGCAATGAAAAGTGGAGACCTTGCTAAAGCTGAGAACCTTAGACATAGTATGTTCGACCTTATGAACATGAGAAGTGTTCAACTTGGTATGGCTGAACACATGAAAGAAACGTATCGATCGATAGCCGGTTTAGACAATACTAAGACAGACACTCAGGAAGTACAAGAAACCTTAGACCAACTTGGCCAACAGTTAACAGAAGCGCAGGGCAAAGGAGAAGACACTGCTCCAATAGAAGAGGCTATAGCAAAAGCACAAAGCAATTTACTACTTACTAAGAACCAAACTGCTGCTATGAAAGTAGGGTTTGCTACCAAGCCGGGGGATAATCGTTTCATTGAAAAAGCAGAGAAAGCTGTAAAAGACTTAGGCGCTCTAAAGATACTACACGAAGAAGTATTTAAAAAGTACGGAGTTGACAAAGACTGGTCTAGTCCTGAGCAAGGGCACGTAGCAGACTTTATCTTCCAGACTTTAGCAGACATGCATCTTACAAAGAGTAGAATAGAATCTTCTAAAGCAGAGTTAGAAAAGTTTGACATGCCTTTGGACGGTAATGGAGTACTAGATGAAAGGGCTATAGCCGCTAGAGCAGCAAGAGACTGGGCTAGAAAGACAAGACAGAACTCTATTCGTAGTAGAAAAAACTTAGCCACTATAGACGAAATCAATAGACTGGCTAACTTGCCCCAGACTCCCGAGAACAACCTAGCATTAGAGAAAGCTTTGGATTACTTTGGCGTAGTATCTATGGAAGGAGAAACTCCTAAAGAGATTAGTGAGAGACTTACCAAAGCTGTAAAAGAAAAAATAGATAAGGACAATGCAGAGTACGAAGAACTTCAAAAGCAGAACTTAGGAACTGAGGAATTCGCTGCCTGGTCGGAAAAGAATCCAGAGGGTAAAACTGAAGATTACTTTAAAGAACTGATGGAAAAGCAACAAGACTCTTTGTACCAAAAGGCGCTTGTAGAACATATCTCTGACGAAGAGAACAGACTTGACATACTTAAAGGAGTGCACGAGACTATTACCAAGTCTGCTACCTTGTCAACTATCATGAAGAACACAACAAAGTTCTATGATAAGTTAGGAGAGAAGTTAAAGAAGCAAAGAGACTCGGCTAATAGAAACGTCAAAGAAGTACTGGATAATGAATCTCAGATACAGAAGTACAATAAAACTGTACGAGAAAGATTGCAAAGAAAGTTTACAGCTGAGTCAACAAAGTTAGCTACTAGACTGGGTAAAATACACGACGAGTTAAACCAACTGAGCCAGTTGATAGGGGTTATAAAGCTCAACAGTGCAGACCCTGTAGGAGAGGTACAAGACTTGATGAAAAGTGTTGCCAAGTTAAAAGCAGAGGCAGACTTCTTAACGAAGCAAATAAATACGTACACAGAGTACATATACAGACTTGAGAACTCTACTACTATGCCTCATACCCCGGCGCCATTAGCTCCACCTGTAACACCTACTGGCCCGTCTAAACTAGAGATTGCTATACAAGGCTTTATAGCTGAGCTACAGAAGTACCCAGCAAAGCAGGCTGAGATACTAGTTGTTGTGGAAGAAGTAAGAACTACAAAAGAGTTTTCACTAGGAGCGTTTACCAGAGATGGCATAAACTTGTCCTCAGATGACAGTGCTAAACTAATGACTGCTGTAAAAGCTATGCTAGAAGCACAAGGTGTGGTTCTTACAGAACTAGCAGAAACTATTGAAGAGGGCGAAGAGGCCATACAGAATATACCTGAACCTCTAGACTTTGCCGCTACAATAATGGCGCAAAGCCCTGACAACTTTTTAGAACCTGACTTATCAGCTACTACTATAGAAGACCCGGATGAGAAAGGTGGAGTGGAAGGATTTAAGCAAGTAAACTCAGCTTCCTCTGGAGCATCGCGGTCCACAGTTTTCTTTGAGAAAAGATGGGCAGATAACAAAGTACGAAGAGAAAGTACTTCTCTTTGGGAAGAGACTGCTAGCAAGAAAGTAGTACAACATGACCAACTTACTGCCAATACTCCAGTAACTATTAGTATTGACTTAACCTACAGTGGCACAGTACAGTATACTCCTCAGATAGTTGATGCCAAAACAGGCAGTCTTAAACCTTCTGCAATACAGCAAGTGGATATACCGGCCGGACATTACTTAACAAGTAAAGGAGAGGTAAAGTCTTACCTAAGACCTGACGGTACTATTGACACTGACAACCCTGAAGCTATAGGTAATATGCCTATAAAGATAGTCACTGCAGATGGAGAAACTCCGCAATGGTTGCACACTGTAAACTGGATAGAAAGAAAAGATCCTTTAGCAGTGGACGCTGATGGCAAGCCTTTAGAAGATGCTTGGTACAACACTGTAAACGTACTACGGGACGCAGAAGGTAATATCAAAGAAGAGAACAACGTAGCAAAACAATCCGCTGATATGTTCTCCTATAGAATGGCATTAGCTAAAGCGCACAACAGAGGAGAGACTGAAACTAAAACAAAAGTTAAAACTAAAGGACCGGGTAAGTACGTTTACGCTCCTAACAACGGGATTAAAGCTTCTATAGTACTCAAGGAAAGTAATGTAGTTCAAGGGTCTAGAAAAGTTTCACAAGTTCCTATGGTCTTAGTAAGAGGTAAAAGTTTAATTGGTGTTGAGAATTTACCAGGCATGCTAAACAGTATAGACCAAGAGGGTATAGAAAATCTAGACGGTAGAGTAGTGGCTTTAGTAAGAATGGCTAACGGCGCTAGAACTCTTGTTCCTTTAAAAGGAAGCAAGCTATCAAGTAAATCAGATGATACTTCCTTTCAAACTTTTAATAGAGTACTAGAACTTTACTTACAGCATGATGAAGCAGAGATGAAAGCCCTTAAAGCATTAGGGTTTAACTTCCTAACTGACACTAACGGGAAACTTACTAAAGACGGATTAAGAAACTTTGTAAGTCAGTATTACACTTACTTTAGTACTGAAGTAGGTGAAGGACTGCAGTTACGTTCTGTAGGTGAAAACATAGTAATCTCTTACACAGATGACGCCGGTACTCAAAGTTGGACAATGGCTGTAGATGCCACGGGTAAACTAACTAGAGATTCTAAAAAAGCAGTAGCTACGTTATTCGACAACAGGTATAGAGGTGTAGCATTTACTTCCCCTGTAAGACAGATGATTGGGCTTAACGACCCTTCAGAAATAAACGAGTTCATATACGACGGAACTAAGTGGAGAGCTATTAAGCACTCTTCTTACAACGACTTTATAAGTACTCATCTTGTAAGTCCTATTGTACCAATTAACTACATAGACGGTGGAGTAGATGTTACTGACGCCAACGGTAAAACTCACAAAGAGTTCTATTACGGGGCCAACCCTATAATAGAGTACGACACTGATCCTATACTTGCGTTAAACAATCGACCAAGTACTGTTATCCCTGATGGAGAAGTAGCTAACACGCCAACAACTGTAGAAGATGAAGCAGTTGATGTAGAGGGCGGGTTTGGCGCAGGGTTAGGATTAGACGTTGGGAGCATGTCACCGTCTGTCGAAATGCCTAAAACTAGTACTAAAACTGTAGGTACTCAAAAGGTTCCTGCAGTTTCTTTGGAGAGTTTAACAGAGATGTATAACTTTACACCACAATCCGAAAGGAATGGTATTACACCCCAGGAAATGTTTGATTACTTTAGACGTATTCAAGTTACACACCCGCCTGAAGGTTTCAATCCATTTAAACGGTGCTAACACAATATGAGTTCAAACTGCTATACGTCTTACAATGGAAAAAAGTCTGTACTTGCTGACTTATTACTAGAAAATCATGGTCAAGAAATAAGAGACCGGGTAATGTCTCATATCTATTCTGATGAGTTTGCTACCAAGCACGGAGACTTTGTTACGGGCGGAGCACTGGCAGCTACTTTTGGATCTGACGACAAAGTAGCTTATACAAGAGCTGTAAACCTTTGGGAAAGAACTAGAGGAAAGTTTGAACGTAATAACTTGGCAGAAGCTCAATTAGTCTATGAAAGACAAGTAAGAGAGCACGGAAAAGACTTTGTAAACAAGCCGTTCCAACTTGCAGAAAACAGGTTTGTAGTATATGTAAAGAAACCTAAACTATCTGATAAGTCTACCCTCGACTTAAACTACGCAGCAAACTTTGATAAGATGTGGAAGGAGTTAACTCCGGACGAACAAGCACATGAAATAGAACTTGCCGAAGAAACGGGTAAGCTGTTTAACGAAGCCCACGAAGGTTACAATACTTTTGACACTGCCCTAAGAGCGAAGTACTTTAACGAAGGTGACGAAACAGACAGTGTATCCGTACTGACAAAGATAGTTGAAAGCAATCATCCACTTTCTAAAGTAGCAGAAAAGCTTATTCCTTTTGTCGCTTTAAACAATGTGAGAGTAAGTCTTGTGCAAACTATAGAAACCTCAACCTTAATAAACAATCCTGCTGCAGTCTTTATACCTTTAGAGAATCGAATAGAAATAAAAGAAGGTGCATCTTTCAGAGGGAGGGGTTCCGAGCCTACTATTATACATGAAATCTTACATGCCATATCTCATAACCAACTAAGAAGTAATACGGAAACAAACAAGTCTTTTACTAAACTGTTTGAACATGCCAAGTCTGTATTGCCTGAAGCCTATGCACTGCTTAACATAGACGAGTTTTTTGTGGCCTTGTACACAGATGCAGAGTTCATACAATTACTCAGCACTCTACCTCCTTTGGATTCTGTAAAGTACTCAAATTTACTTGAAGAGATCATAGACAGTATTTTAGCTGCTTTAGATATAACTAAATCAGACCCTACACTTTACAATCAAGCTTTCTTTGTAGCTGCCGAAATTTTGGAAACTTTTAAAGAGAATGCTGAAGCCTCCAAATCTTACCAGGAAATAATAGATTCTATACCTGTGGATACTTTGGGGCAAGAGCCTACTTATGAGTGGGTTAAAAGTAACTTACTAAAAGCCCCGCTTAAACCAGGAGTAACAGAACTGTTTGAGTCTAATCCTGAACTAGCTTCTATTGGTACACAAGAAGAGTATTCTCAATACTTAGATACTATATTTCCTGATAGTCAAATAAAGGATATTGTTTATCATAGAAGTGACATACAGTTTGATAACTTTGATAATAATAGATTAAACAAGGAAACTGGAGGAGTATTTGACTTTTCTAAAACACCAGGTAATACTCAGTACGGTAAATACTTACACTCTGTACTACTTAATATAAAAAACTTAAAGGAAGGCTTTGAAGGCGGGGATGGCTACGTAAATGAAATAATGAGTGGAGAGAAAATCTACTCAGTTAAAGACAGTGAGCAAACGCACATACTAGGAACTCAACAAGATATAGAAGGATTTAAAGAGTTTGTCGGTAAAGGAGCACTTGCACTAGACGCTGGTGCACAGTCCCCTGACAGCACAAGAGTTGCTAAGTTGGAAGAAGTTATAGACAGTATCTATACTGCGGAACTGCCTGTAACCTATGATAAATACTGGGTAAAAAAAAGTAGAGAAGAACAACTAAAAAACTTTAAAAGTATTAACCAAGCATCTTTAAAGGCAAACCAACTAAAGATTGTGCAAGACCTTATAGAGTACTTAACAGAGCTTGTTGAGATACCTACTATTAGTACTCCGGAAAGAATTAAGGTAGACCCTACACAGTTTACAAACCATTCAGGCGGGGCCATTGGAGCTGACATGATGTGGGACACAATAGGGAGAGAGTTTGGCTTTACAAATCATAACCACTACTGGGCCAATGCTAAAACACCCGGTGGAAACGTACAACTTACGGATGCTCAACTTGCTGAAGGAGTAGTACACGCTAAGGCAGCTGCTAAAGTACTTGGTAGACCTTGGAACGACAAGTTTGCAAACTTACTTGGACGAAACTGGTATCAAGTTAAAAACAGTACACAAGTAGTCGCTATAGCCCCACTTATTCAACCTGGGGAAAAAAACAGTAAAGGGTATACTTCTAAAGCTGTACGTACTACTGTAGATGGTGGAACTGGTTACGCTGTTGAGATGGGGATAGCCAACGGAAAAGAAGTTGTAGTCTTTGACACTAAAACAAATGAATGGTACAAGTGGAATGGTACTACATTCGAACAAACAGGTGTACCAACACTTCATAAGAACTTTGCAGGTATAGGTAGTAGGCAAGATAACGGTACTATGACGCCAGAATCTGTGCAAGCCATAAGAGACATATACCAGAATACTCTACAAAGTACTGCAGAAAGTAAACCCGTTCAAACATCCACAGCAGTTCCAGGCATAACTATGCTCAGAATGCCTGAGGCACCTAACCCTATAAGCAGAAAGAACCTTACCAACGAAAACATAAAGGAAGCAAGAGAACTTTTAGAAAGAGAGATAGTAGCTGCAGCAGTTGCCGAACCTGATCAACTCTTTACTGTGCCTTGGGAAAACCCACGAGTAAACAATTGGCCAGACTCAAGAGGTATCAAACCTTCTGAGTACGCTCAAATGCTAGATGATCTTCGTACTAAGATGGGAGATGACTTTCCTCCTAACTTAAAACTACCACCGGCTTTCTTGTTTGAGATGAACAACAACACAGAAAGACTATTGATGGTCTTTACAGATAAGATAAATGAGTTTAAGAATTCAAGACTTGCCTGGAGACTGGATCAAACTGAGATGGCAAAGATGAGTGCTAAGATGGAAATCTGTATAACTGATCAAAACGGTAAAGTAGAAGACTACTTTGCCAAGAAGCACGGTAAAGAAGCTCAGCTTGGTTTAATTAACGCACTTACTAGTACGTTCTATCTAATGTACAATCAGGCAAACGGTAACATTTCTGTACCTCACTTGTTCGGACAGTTACTCAAAGAATCTAAGCGTATGGCTTTAGAGAACACTGAAATGGGTAATATGTGGAAAGACGTTGTAAACTCGTTTGCTTTTAATGGCACTGACCCCAAGTTATCCTTCATTGATTCAGTACTAGAAAACCTTGCAGTACTTGGGTACAAGATAGACATTGCTGATCGAAGCAAACTAAAGACTTACTTCAACCTTAAGAAAACAGATCCAACCTTTGTTAAAGTAGATGAAGGTATGACAATCAATATTGAGGAGAGTACAGATTACGAAAAAGAAATACAGGACTACATCTCAGATAACTTAGATGACGTTCAGTTTAATGTAGAGGATACACGTACTGAAGTTGTAAAAGGGTGGCAAGATAGTTCCTTTGAAAAGAATAGCAAATCCTCAGCTACTGCACGTCTTAAAATCTTTATGGCAGGGCAAGGAGAACGTGAGCACTTTGACATCATAGGAGTTAACAAGTTGGCAGACATGTCTATCTTGCCTGACGCAATGGACATTTCTCACATCAATCCTGATACACTTACAGTTGCACAGGCTAGGCAGATGAACAACAAGGTAGTGTACCACAGTGAGTACACAGGTCCAGAACTTGAAGCAGCCTTAAGAAGTAAGATGAAACGATTGCCAGCTAAAACTCAGTTTGGTATTCCTACTCTTATTCAGTTTGACACTATGTACGAAAATGTACAAGGCCTTTTAGCTGACATCCCTAACTTACGTATGGAAGAAGCGTTGGCAATTCTACGTTCTCAAAGAGATGCCAACTTAGAAGAGTTTGCTGACAGATTAGAAAAGACTAGCGTTCGAAACCAAAAAGAGTTTATTAAGGTTATGCGTATGCAGTATAACAAATTCCTAGTACTAAGAGCAGACTCAGGATCAGACGGAGGAAAAGACTTTCTTACTACTCGCGTCATAAACGCACAACGATATTCACAGAATCAAACTATTGTAAAAGCTTGGACAGATGCACAGATGGTCTCTCCTATGATAAAGGTTAGAGAGACAGGGGAAAAGGTACTTGACGTAGAACAAGCTCGTCATCATCTTGGGGTAATTAATATGATGCAACTATTCCAACGAGTAGACTTTAGAAACCCTAACGAAGTACTTGACTTAACAGTAAAGCTACACTTGTACTTAAACGACTTAGCAATCTCTAACCCTGCAGCAAGATTGTTTATAGGTAATACATCCCCTGAAGCACAGATTAATCTAGTAGACGCTCTTATAAAAGAAGAAACAAGCGAGGCAAGAGTTCCAAGAGATCAACAACGTGCTACACAAAAAGCTCTGTTAAAAAGAATGTTCGCTGCCCACGGGATACAGTTGTCCACGCCTGTACTTAATGACATGGCTGGGTACTATTACAAGAATGGTCAAAGAGTAGACTTTATTACTTCGTCAATGGCTCATAAGGAAATGAGTACAGACTGGCTTGGCCAGTTTACTAATACTACAAACGGTAAGTCTAACGGTATATTCTCTGCCTTCTTTAACAGAGCGGCCGGCGTTACTTACGGGGCTGAGTTAGATGAGAGTGTAACAGAAGAGTTGGAGAACTTAGTAAAAGAAAATAACCCTATCTACTTAGAAGAAAAGACTATGGGAGTTCTTGCAAGTTTTACATCAAGGTATAGTGAGAAGCTATTTAACTCAGTACACACTACTATAGAGGGTAAACAGAACTGGGACTACTCGTACCCGAGCGCTTTGTCTAACATAGTAAGTTCTTTTAAGACTAACAAAGACGGAGTCTTTACATCTATACAGGAAAGTGTGTGGGGCGGTACTTATTACATGGGCAAACTAGATGTCAATAAGTTTAACCTGTCTTACTTGGAAGGGCTGAACATGGACAATGCTTTACTTGGTAGAGTACGTCCTAACATGTCTGACCGTGAACAACTACTGGTAGCAGTAAACATGTTTACAAACCAGGGTCACAAGTTGATGCACATGATCTCTATGGCCCACTCAGATAAGACTACAACTCCTGTCTTTAGCAACATACCTAGAGTACAAGCTATAGGGAAAGATGGTAACCTAACCCCTGAGATAGTAAACGCAGTGTACACTCTGTTCGAGGGAGAATGGCTTCGTATTAAGAGAGTACAAGAGTTAAAAAGAAATCAAGGTACTGCAGGTTCAGAAGCAATGGACGATGGAGGTGAACGCTTTATACTATTCCCTACTTTAAACAAAGAGTCTTTAGGTAAAAATAGTATGTTTCTTTTTGACGAGCAAGGCAATGTTGCTTCTTCTTTAGATGCCGGCGTACAAAGCTTTGTAAAAGAAAGAATAGCCGAGTACCTTACACAAATAGGTGACGAAGCTGTGCAGTACTTTAAGGACAACGGTATTGATCATACTCTTATAGATACCAAGTACCAGAAAAAGAACTACAAAGACCTAAAGGGAAAGACTAAGAACGAGGAAATACTTAGAAGAACTGCGTATGAGTACGCTCTTAATTCAGTACTATGGAACGCCTCTTCAGTAGTTATGTTTATGGGAGACCCAGCTAATGCATGGAAGGGTAATGAAGAAAAGACTTTGGCTTTCTATTCTAAACGTCTAGCAAAAGACATTGCTCCGGGACAACAACTAGAGTTTGAAAATCCTTTGTACTCTCACCTAACTATTACTGACGTGACAATGACTTATGGGTACGCAGCTAAGTTTGGTAGTAATGTACAGTCTTCAGAAGCTACAGATGCCCAAGAGTTAACAACTGTAAGAGAGCACTTAAATGTAATGTATAAGGCTGGAAAAATAGAAGAAAAACTATACAACGAACTTATAGAAGTCTTAGACAAAGACGGAGACTTTAGTGACGAGCAATTGCAACAGATGATCGAACCTATGGGTGCTATGAAGCCGGTATACGCTGGGGCACGTTATGAAAATGGTTTAATCTTTTATGACTATCTTAAGACTATGTCTTTTCCTTTGTTTAAAGAGTACACAAAAGATACGGAACTAGACAAGCTAAGATTACTAATGGAAGGTAAACTTCCAGGGCACGAGACTACTGACGGAAAAGAATTGTACCAAAGATGTTCTTTTAAATCAGGTAGTAAACTGGGTAATAATCCAAAACTTGTTAAACTTTTTGACGAGGACAACAAGTTTGTTTCGCCTGACAAAGACGCCTTAGTTAGAAGTACAAGACAACTGGACAGAGCAAACTTCCGTATTCAGCAAGAGGTTCCGTACGATGAAAGCAAGACTAAGATCGGTGTAGTTACTCAGATGGACAAGTTAATAGTAGAAGGAATATTAGAGATGTCAAACTTTACTATCGACGATTCTGGTAAAACTTATTCAGGGCAAGAAGTAAGACAACGTAAAGAAGCTATTCGAATAGCTATGGCTACTAGAAACCTTAAAGACTTGTACTCTAAACTTGGAATTAAAAACGCAACAGAACAAATTGAACCTAAGAAAGTAATAGAACTTCTAGTAGACGCTGCCCGTGCAGGAGAGTTTCCTCCTAACGATATAGCTTTGCTAGAAGGTATACTCTCTGAAACTGAAACAAAGATTGACAGTAAGGGCAACCCTGTTGAAGTACAGAAAGATTACATGGCTTACCCGCTATTCTTTCATAGCGCAGTAGAAAGATTTGAGAAGTTATTACTTGCTCAAGTGAAGAAAGTAACGGAGTTTAAGATGCCTGGTAAGTCTTATGTACAGGCTTCTAGTATAGGTATGCGAAGACTAGCAAGTCTTTCAGCTGCAGACCGTAAAGGAATAGTGACAATAGGAGACTACAATCTTGATGAACCTCTAAGACACATGTCTAAGGACGAGAATGGTAACGTGTTGCCGGCCCAAGTCATAGCTCCTTTTAACTTTCACATCAACGGCGTTAAACAGAAAGTATCTGATTACCTTATAGAAGGTACTAACCAGTTGGACATGGCCCGTGTACCTAAGGAACTATTACAACTTGTAGGCGCGCGTATCCCTAATCAGGGCCACAACTCTATGATACCTATTGAGATAGTAGGTTTTACTCCTGAATGGATGGGAGATCTGATGATAGTACCTGGAGCCATTACAGGACAGATGGGATCTGACTTTGACGTGGATAAGTTGTACACTTATCAAAGACCTTACTGGCATAACCCAGAGACTAACTCGTTCATGGAAGTGACAAGTGGGGAAAAAGAAACAACAGACACTTTACAAAAGGATTACTTTAATATCCACTGGGGAATACTTACCCACAAGGATATGTACGCTAAAGTTTTTTCTAAGTTGGATAAGACTGACTTGGCTAAAGCTAACAAGAAGTTTGCTCGCGGAGTTACAGGGGCACATACTTACTTTTCTGCTATCACTCAATTAAAAACTTTCCAATCTGCAAAAGATGCTAAGTCTTTGGTGGGCGCTACTTCCTTAGCTTCAACCCAAGAAGCTAACTTACAAAAGTTTGCTACGCAAGGACGAGAAATAAAGTTAGGAAACTACTATACAGATAAAGAAGGTATGGTGCATGAAAACCCTAGACCGCTAGAATTAAACGGTCTTAGACTTTCTCACTTAGCGGGAGAAGCAATCTCAAGAGGAGAAGACTCTACTGATGACATGTCTACTTGGTACTCAAAACACGATAACATTACCATAGATCAGTCAGGCGCCGTAGATAATGCTAACAACAGAGATCTAGATAACTTAAATATTACTTTGGCTACTTATCCTGCCTTTGTTGCTATGAATATGATACACCAGGTTAAGGAGAAAGAGCCAAACCTGGGTTTAAGTAAAAACTTTCAAACAGCATTATCTGTACAAGAGATCTTAAACGATTACACTAGAGAGTATAGAAAAGGAAATGACTCCTTGAGTGAAGAGTACAATGCTAATCTACAAGCTACTATTATAGAAGGACTAGCTAGAGACTACACAGCAAAGTGGAAAGCTGCTAGTGCTCTTGAAAAGAAAGAAAAGAATAGTGATGAAGACTTGGTAAAGGAAATAGCAACTACAAACGTAGATGAGAGGATGCTTGTAGCAGCGTTTAATACTTCTTTAAAAGAAGAAGCTAAGGACAGTCTTTACTACACAAGACAGTTAGCGGTTTTGAAAAAGTTTGAAAGGTTGTTGGAAATAGGAGAACGTATTAGACAACTTCAAAAGACTTTAAACCAAGACACTAATGGAGCAGGGCCTAACCTAGTCTACTTACTTCAGCAAGAAGAGAATCATGAAAAGCTTGGCCACACAACTATGGGCAAGATCTTTATAGGGGAACACTATTTAACTGAGCCCGAGCACCAGCTGGAACAGATGTACCAGATGACTATTCCTATTGCCAAGAATTTACTAGCTTCCGTATTCCCGGTAGATGCTATATCTAGTCTAATGTCACAAGTGGCAATGCAACAAGGTAAAGTAATGAGTGAGTTACCTTTGAAAGTACAACTAGAAGTCCTTAGGAATTTTAGGTCTTTCTTAATCTCTACCTCACCTGCAATAGCTATGAACAGTACTGCTGAAAGGTTAAGACTACTCTACAATACCGAGACAAATAAGTCCTTAGCAGTTAGAGTGGCCGAGTACATGAAAGAGAACAAGACTAACAGTCTTATAAACCGTATTTCTACTGATATTGCAATAGTAGGAAAAGGGCCCGACTTTATAACTGTCCACAATGAAAAGTCTATACGTGCAACAGACAACCAAGTAATAGAAGATTTTGCTGCTCTCATACAATCAAGTAATGAAGTAGAAAGACAACTAGGAGAAGACTTAATAACGTATACTATGCTACTTACTCCTCAGGCTAGTTCAACTTCTTTGGCTAGTAAGTTACCTTCAGGAGTTTTATTAGGTACTGATATAAGTGTAAACCTAAGGCTTTCCTATGAAATGCTACAAGCAACTGGTAAAGTGCCTGCTGGGTTTATAGATCAGCTGTATCAGCACATGCCTAAACTAGCTATCAAAGTAGACTCTGCTGTGTTTAAAGATTCTTGGGCCCAGTATGAGGTCACAGGTAGAGATTACCCTGAGATAATAGTATTTAAGTATGGACAAAATGCAAACTTACAAGTTGTACCTGGAGACGGCGAGCAAGAGTACACTAAGTACATTAGTTACAGGTCTAAACAAGAAGGGCGTACTATACTTTACAGGCTAAGAGAAGCGGGAGGTACAGTTACTTATCAACGCGTTGACACCTTAGGGCAAGATAATCATGTAGAGTATGACTCTAAAGTGCACGAAATAAATCGATCAGTGTTCCCAGAGAACAGAGCAGGGTATAAGTTTAAAGAAGCTACTTTTGAAAGGCAGTTAGACTCTGAAGTCGAAAAGAGAATACGTGAAGGTAGTGACCCTAATAACGCACTGTCCCGCTGGAACTTGCATATAGAAGGTGGTGAAGAGATTATGAACAGAGGATTAGAACTTCTGTCTACAGATCCTCTAGTACCTAGCTACTTAAGAATGCTTGCTCAAAGTCTTGCAGAGTCAACAGTATCAGCTGAAGAACTTGAAGGCAGACAGTTTCTTGGAGTAAACACTGCCCAACCATTTAGCTATAGTCCTACTAGCCCTATAGGGTCTAGTGGTAACTTTTTCTTACAGACTAATACTTTAAATCTTAAACCTACTAAGGACATAAAGTTAGCTGCTGAAACAACTGTACACGAGAACTTACACACAAGATCTGTAGGGTTCTTAAGAAGTATGGGATGGTTAAACAAGGACTTATGGTGGTCAAAGTATAGTAAAGATAACCCTAATGCATCAAAGGCAGAGTCAGATAAGTTATTTGCTGAGTACCAAGCAAGTGCTCAAGCGTTTATCGCCAAGCACCCTGACCTTTATAGAAAAGCTATAGAGTTAGACAAGCTTCGTCAACAAGCTTTAGCTAAACTTAAAGCAGAGATGGAAATTGCCCAACCTGGAAAGTTTGAAGAATGGTCCAACTTGTTAAAAGAGAATAAGAGCTCTTTGCCGGACGACGTTAACATCAGGTTGATGTACAGTCTTTCAAGTATGGAAGAGTTTGTAGTCCAAGTGCTTACTCAAGAAGACCTTATGCAGTTTCTTAACAGCATAGAGTCTACAAACAAAGCAGAAAACTGGATAGAGAAGCTTTTAGACGCTGTAACTTCTTTCTTTGCAGAGGTAGTAAAAGCCCTTGAGGCAAAGGGTGTACAGTACAATAGTACTAGTATACTGAAAGAAGCAGTCGCGCTAAGCTATGACTTATCTTCTTTACAAGACCACAACGAACGAGCGCTAGAAAGAATAACTACTACTCTTGATGATTTGTTTGCACCCCCTGCTATGCTCTTCTTTACAGAACAAGAAGCTAGCCACATGAAGGACATCATAGGTACTACACAATCTAAAGACGTTTCTGTAGAAGACAAAGGTACTCACTTAATATTGACTGTCGGCGCCGAGGCTAAGTCTATACGTACTGACTATGTGGACAAAGTACTTGAGAACATGTATAGAACTCTACAAGTTATGGAAGGTGCAATAGATAGACCCGCTAGAACAGATGAAGATAGACAACGTCAAGCAGAAGCAAAACTACAGTACCACGAAGTAAAGGATGACTACGATCAACTTAAAGAATCCAATGACCTTGAGAAGGTAATAGAGATAGGTAACAAACAGATACAGTGGGTAAAGAATAGATTGACTAAAGGTAACCTGCACATGTCTGAAGTGAATGTCGCTTGGGAAGTACTAGATACTTGGAACTCTTTATCAGAGATTTACAAAACTGGGTTTGATACTACTAACGAAGACTTTAAACTTGCCACTTCTTCAATAGAAGGTATAGCCAGAGAACTCACCAATAGAATGGTACAGCAAGGTATGCACACTGTAATAGCGACAGGTAAAGAAGTTACAAACATAGAACTTACCCCGGCTGACCTTGGTTTTAATCTTAAGGAGATACACATACTTCAAGATCAATTGATCTACTTAGAGAGAGATGCTAACAAGTTAATGCAGATGTACACTACGTTTACTCAGTACCATGTACAGACTGCAGAGGCTGAAAAGCGTGACTTGGTAAGTATACTCAAGAGGTTTAAAGAACTTGTACCAGACGAGAAAGCTTACGCACAGTTCATTCAGACTAACGATGCCAACACTGTGTTTGGACTTGTACAAGAATTGCACCCTGACTGGTATCAAGCATTAGCTAGTAATAGAGGGTACTTAAGACACAGACTTAGCGAACTACAAAGTATGCCTACTGATACGCCAGACAATGTAAGACGTAAAAGGAAACTTGCAGAACGCGCATTTAAGAAGTACTGGAAAGAAAGTAACAAGACAGGCATAGCAGTTCCTATCGACAAGATACTTGACTTAGCTACAGGGGAACTAAGAACAGACGCAGAAGCTCAAGCAGTGTTGGCAGATTTCTATTCTAAGACTGTAGAAGAATCTACTAAGAAGGTAATAGAAAAAGCTCAAAAGGACTACAAAAAGTACTTAGAGATAAGAGAGATAAAGTTCGAAGAGTTAGAAGCAGGAGTAGAAACAGACCCTGCTATGGCAGCTTTTGATCCTGCTACTTTATCCGCTGAAGACCAGATAAACTGGGCAAACATGACGCCAGATGAACAACTTGTGTACATGGCTAATCACGTTAAGACAAGAATAGAAAACGAGAAAGCTAGACAAAAGATTAGTTGGGAAAGTAGAAACTCTCCGGTTAGTTTCTTAAACACAGAACCATCTACGTCTCAAAAAGAAGAAAGAGTATACGCGCACAACGGAAGATTCAAAGCTTGGTTTGCCCCTAAAAGACTAGCATCTAACTTAGATAGTAAGTACGAAAAGATAAGGGCCAACAATAACCTGTCTGAAGCTTATGATATACTAACCGAATTGTCTCAAAAGTTTAGAGACTATTTACCGGCCACACTAGCGGAGAGTTTACACGAAAACTTCTTGCCTATAGTAGGTATAGATCAGATGGCAGCAGCTTCTAACTTCTTGTCTAACTTTAAGACGTCAGCAGTAGGGCAAAAGGCGCTTGAAAAACTATCTGTTACTAAAGACCAGATGGACAAAGTACGCGGTTCTAAACTTAAGGTTAAGTACGCCGGTGCTGCCCCAAGGGAAGAGACTATTGATGCGGCCGGAAACAAAGTAAAAGGCAGAGTACTTACTGAAGAGATTAGTCATGACTTACCTCGTATCTTTGAGATGTTTGGTAACATGGCTATACACTACAAGAACATGTACCCTGTAAAAGAAGTAGGAGACGTTATCACTCGTTTAGTTAAAGAGGAAAACAATGAGAGACTAAAGGATGGTAAGAAAGGATTGACTAACTTGTTAAGCTTGATGGAGTACTATCAAGATATGCTGGTATACCAAAAGCCTACGGAAGTACAAGGAGTCGGTACTACGCCGGTGTACAGTGCAAACGTCAGAGAGAACAAAAAACTTACTAGAGAACTTGCTGAACTTGTTAAAAGAGTCCCAGTTCTTCGAAGTAAAATACTAGATGAGCATGCAAACACTGGTGTAAACCCTTACGATAATCCTAATCACCCACTTGTAAAAGAGTTGGAAATGGTAGAGAACAGAGTAGAAGAGATAAGATCAAAGGCTAGGTACATTGCTGCTTCTAAAATAGCAGACGTTACAATAGGTTTGCAACAACTTAAGTCTATGTCTTATAATCCTCTCTCAGCTGTGTCTAACTTTACTTACGGTTACATGGCCGCAATGATACATGCCAGAGGTTTTAGAGTTGGAGAAGATGGCTTTACTAAAGGTAACGGAGACTTTGCAGTAGAGCACCTTAAACTAGCTTTCAAGATGATGAAAGGTAATGTGTCTAGGTCTTGGTTAAAAGCGTTTGGGTACGAAGGTGGAGACGTTGCTAAGAAATGTGCAGCAATTATACAGAGAGTTGGTTCTATCGAGGCATTAATAGACACTGCTTACGGTAAAACAAACCTAGTAGAAGAGAAGTCAAACACCGCTCAGTTCTTCCATCCTTTTGCAGCGCAGAAGTCAGGTGACTTTCTTACTAAAGGTTCGTGTATTATTGCCCGTACTCTTAATGTACCTATAAAAGTACTTGTAGATGGCGAAGAGAAAACTATTCGTTTGTTCGACGCTTTAAATGAGAACGGAGAATGGGACGCTGCCAAGTATGGCGAGAACAAAGCGTGGTCTTCTCAAGATAACAGGAGCGAACAAACAGAATGGAACAAGTTTACTCTAAGAGCTAGAATGATACAGGTCATAATCTTTGGAGCGCAGGACAAGTTTATGCCTCAGCATATTAAAGAGGACATGTTTGGTAGACTACTTGGTCAGTTTAAAGCTAGCTGGATACCAGAAGGTATTAAGACTAGATGGGGCAGTGATCAAGGATACAGTGAGGTACTAGAAAGAAACGTAGAAGGTAGATACAGAACTATGTTACGTATGCCTGGTCTTGGAGTACCTATGTTATTGCAACAAGCTTTCAGTGTAATGACTGGAACAAATCCGTTAGACAGTGGCCAGATATGGAGAACTGTAGACGGAGAAAGGCAACTAGTAGACTTGCAAGAACATGAGAAAGAGAACATGAGAAGAAACTTAGCAGGTATGGCTTACACTGCTTTTATACTTGCTTCGTACTATTTACTTAAAGCTGCTTTACCAGACGACGAAGAGATGAAGAAGAGAAGACGACTAGGGAAAGATCACACAGCTATACAACGTATGACTATAAACATGCTGTATAGAACTTACCAGGATCTTGCTATCTACTCTAGCCCGGATGTGTTTGACCAGTTGACTGGTAACCCAGTACCTTCATGGTCCGTAGTAAGAGATGCACTTGCTGTGCCTAAAGCTTGGTACAAGTTTTCTACAGATGAAGGATACCATTGGGACAAAGCTGTTCTCAAGACTACAAAAGCCCTGCCTATAGTGAACAATGTAAATAAACTAAACCAGTATGCAACTACTGACCTTAGTTCAGCAGTTAGATAACCTTACAGTAAGAAGGAGATATGCATAAGTGTATCTCTTTTTTACTATCTTTGTATTATGATACCTAAGATAAGCATAACAATTCCAAAAGACTCCAAGTCTATTACAGTTGCTGACATTACAGGAAACTACCCTGCTGACCTTACAGGTTACGGAATAGCAAGTTACTTGCCCCAGAATAACTTGTCATGGAACAAACAGTTATACGTACAATACCTAGGTGACATAGCCCAAAAACTTACGTTTTTTCCTTCAACTACTAATGAAGATGTAACAGCGACCATCTCTTACCAGTTTAAAGACGGTATTTATCTTGTAACAGAGTACTTTACAAGATCAGTATCAGGTATAGACTTAGACTATGCTCTAGATACACCGAAGACTACACTTAGTAGAGGAGCTGGGGCCCCTTGGACGGGCACTACAGGTTTGTTCGAAGGTGTTTACGGAGTAATAGTTTCAGCTTCTGAAAACTTTAGCATAGATAATGTCTCTGTTATTACAGCTTTCGACACCACAACTGTAACACTGGCTTCAACTTTGACCGGTGGGTTAGACGACGGTCCTTTGTGGTTTGTGTATAAAGTACAAAAGTACGTACTGATTACTAATGACGGAGAAGCAGATCTTATCTCTGATATTGGAAACATGGCTATAAACTCTTTAAAGAACGGGCAAGGTTGTGACAATGAAACTTCTTTAGCTTTGTTTAATCGATTACTACTTAAGTTTGCTGCACAGATAAGTATGAACTGTGGAAACTATGCCAAAGCTCATAACGCTGCAGTTCTTTTGAGTGCGTCTTCTACTTCTTCACCAACTTGTACTACTTGCTAATGGCTACATTGTATAATATATCCGAGTTTACTCCTTTTGTTTCAGAAGACGAAGTATGTAAAGCGCTTTCAGGTGGAAAGGCTGGACTTACTGACGGTGTACTTAATATGATGTACAACAACTTGTACCAACTTAATAAAAATCTTTGTAACCCTTCAGACACTACCGGTGTTTACTGCCTATACTTGTACTTGTACGCGCTAGATAGCTTTGACTTTGAAGGGAAGAACTTTATAAATGAAGACCAACTTATGGCTCTTCTAACAAACGTAGAACAAATCTCTAAATCCTGTTGTTGCTCATGAGTACATGTATAAAATGCGGAGGGTCTTTAGGTGACCCATTTGATTTCTCCAGTACTACTGTGAGTTCTTGCCAGTGTAATCTAGCAGGACTAGTAAGCACCTCTGAAGCTTTACCTAGTAATCCTTGTTGCGTAATTTCTGTTGCAGATAAAACAGGAGAAGTTCAACTCACCATAAACGACATAGACTTATTAGGTAATCAGTTCTTTACTGAGTCTGCTGCTCGTGCTATAATAAGTGCATCTGCACCCTTAGCTTACAATCCTCTAACAGGAGTAGTGTCACACAGTGCTAGTGGAGTTCCTGTAGGAACGTACGGATCTTCTATAGAAGTGCCTGTTATTACAATTAATGAGTCGGGCCATATTACAGGAGTGACACTACAAGCTTTAGTATACCCTGACTTAGGTCTAGAACTTCCAGCTATAGAAGCACTCTCGGGTAGTGGGTTTTTAACAAAGACTGCTGTAGGCACTTGGACATTCCGTTCTATCGGTAATACTTCTAGACTTACTGTTACTTACCCTGACGGTGTAACTGGTAACCCTGTAATAGACTTAGCCGTTAGCGGAGTTACTGCTGGAACTTATGGGAGTTCTACCTCATACCCTGTAATTAATGTAGATGCTTATGGTAGAGTAACTAATGCCTCAAGTTTAGTAATACCTACACCTACTCTTCCAGCTCACACTCACTCTTTAGGTGACTTATCTAATGTCAATGATGCAGTAGACACTTCTGCGACTGTAGATCAAGTGTTGTACTGGACAGGTAATCAATGGTCTTACAAAACTTTACCGGCGGGCGCAGTAACTTACACTTACTCTAATATAACTCCGGATAGCTCATTGGGATGGGGAGAATGTGTAGGAGACGGTGATGTCGATACTTTTACTCAAGACGATCCTATTAATACTATAAGTAAATTAACAGACACTGCAAACCTTATAACTGTTTCTATAAACGCAGCTTTTTACGTAGTTTGGGCTAACATTACAGCGGTTATGACCACTTTGGGAGCAGTTAGATACGTAGAATCCTATAAAATAGGCACTATTCCTGCTACTTATAGACCTATGCACACTACTACAATAACTTTACCAGGTATTATACAACCTACCCGTTATTGGGGCTCAGGAAAGGAAACTCAGTTTGCGGGGCGCCAAATAAACATACACATGAGTTGTACTATTACACCTGCTGGAGATATGTACTTAAGTCTTGTATTACCAACATCGGGCGCCGATTATAGCACTGCAACATTATCCTCAACAGCACACTTAATAGTACCTATAGTCTGTTCTTACCCTACAAAAGTCTTTGTCGTCTAGTATACTACAAATAGCACAAGGGTGGCATGCTTACGCCACAGCTTCTCCACGTACTAAGCTACTTATGGAGCAACGGCTTGCCGTGTGTGATACTTGTCCTTTTAGAGGAGAGTTAGGTAAGGTAGCCAGTACTATAGTAAGAGGGTTAAACCCGGAAGGGAGTATCTTAAAGTGTACTAAGTGTACTTGTCCTCTCTCTGCTAAGACTGCATGCACTACTTGTTCCTGCCCTATAGGTAAATGGGGCCCTCAGTCCACTGACTCGTTTTACTAGCGCCAATAGCGCGCAGAAAAAACCCTACACCTCCTTTCGGAAAGTGCAGGGTAATTTTAAGATATAGACTCTATTTCCTTGTTAAAGAACATGTAGTAGCCGGGGGCTTCCAGAAGTTCAGTTGTTGGATCTGTGTCAAGAATAGTCACGCCGTAGGATGAATCCTTGTCGCTGTAAAGATGGTTCTTCAGTTCCTCTACTAAAGCTGGACTCCTTTCTAAGGCAGTCAATCTAAAGTCAGAGTACATCATACCCTCTCTTTCTTCTTTGTACATTAATCCTGAGTAAGTCCTTATGGCTTGTTTAGCCGTACTACTCATAGTACTGTACTTTCCTTCTGCAAACTTCTTAATGTCAAGTGCCCAAAGATCAGGAAACCTAAATCTTAGGTAAGTAGTACCATCAATAGCCACAATCTTACTAGACCCTTGTCTTACATCAAGGGGAATTCGATCGAGGTTAGATACGCCCACATAAATAAACGGTTCAGCCCTGTCTAAGAAGCTGTTTGTGAAGTTGCCCTCCCCGAAGCTGCGCTCCGAAAGTCCTAGCAATGGAAGAAGAAAATAGGTGCAAAGATTTACCTCTTTCATTACTGTAATCATAGTTTTTAGCTCCATAATATGTCATTTAGGACAAAGTTACTACAGTTCAGGTAAGTCATTATCTATCTCGGGTACTGGAAGAAGTCTATAACCGGACATAGTAGGGCTGTACTCCTCCCACAAGGGATGAATAGGAGTTAATAACCCTATAGTTGTCTCAGTTTCTTTAAGGATGATAGGACCATAGTAGTCACCGTAGAACTGATCATACTGATTGATAACCATCTGATACTTATCCAGATGGTCTATACAACTAGCTAGTAGTTTAGCAGCTTTTACTGGGCCCACGCCAAAGAGTCCTTTTACGTTATCAGTGGCATCCCCTGTAAGAAGTTGAGTAAGATAGTTGTCTATAGACTGCTCAAAGTTTACAGATTCTAGCTCATTCTCCATCTTGCTATAATCAAAGTGAAGACCAGGTAGTTGCTTCAAGTCTTTATCAGGAGAACAGTACACTAGTTCTATAGAAGAGTCTTCAAGAAGACTTTCCATAGCTGCTAGTACGTCATCTGCCTCGCACTTAGAAGCTTGTACAAAGCCCCAGTTAGTTATTAAGTGATTCTTTATAACTGGTCCCCATTTGGTAATCCATTCGGGCTTTTCTCCTCTGTTTCCTTTGTACTTTGCAACCTTGTACACCTCTTGTCTAAAGGTTACACTGGCTGAGAAAGCTCCTAGGTAATGAGTGGCCTCTGCTTTCTTAAGAATAGCGTTTACAATACTGTCACAAGACTGAATGACAAGTTCTTCGTCAGACTCTTTGTTGTTCCATGCTACTATGTAGATGATGCTATCTGCATCTATTATCGCTGCTCTCATAATCCTAGTGTTTTAAGTTTAAGGTCAAGTTTAGGCTTTTCATCTTCTGGTATGGAATCAAAGTACTCCATCATAGCTTCATAGCCTTTCTTGTATTTTTCTAATTCTTCTACAAGTTCAAAGAAGTTTTCCATATACATATAGGCAAACTTTCCTTGACTTATAAACTTGGTGCCCACTTTTTTCGTGTGCTTATGCAAGACCACATTCTTTATACCTGGGGTAATAGGTACTTCTTGTAGGATTTTACTGTAGTTCAAAGTAGTAGTGTTCTTACATTGTACATTGTAAGGGAATCTCCCATGCTCCAGTTCATCCGGGTTAGCAAGATCTATCTTTTGAGAATCTCTCATCTTAGACACTAGTCTAGATGTTTCCACATGAGTAAATCCTAGTTGTTTAAACAACTTTACACACTCTCTTTCAAAGCTATGTCCTGCTGTTCTGTTTCGTGATCCGTTCATATTTAAGTTTAAAAAAGAAAGGGAGCTATTACACTCCCCTTCTTAGGTGATAAGACTAGGCTTTAATCAGAGATTTGGCTTCAGACTCAAACTGATCAACTTCCTCCTTCTTCATAGCAGAAGCTTTTACCACTTCATTCAAGTACTTTACGTACTCTTCATCGTGGAACTTAGCATACTCTGACGAGTTATACAGAGTTTTGTTCTGCCCCTTAAAGGAACTGTGAACAAAGTACTCAATACAAGTCAAAGCACCGTCTCCATGCCCGTTAGGATTCACAGTATGGATATGAGCAGGGTCTACAAATACGTTATGAGTAACAGTCTGGTCAGTTTGGTACGTTCCAATGTAATCCAGGTTACCAACGTGTAAACCAGGACCCATAGGAGGACCTACTTGATCCCAGCTATCCAAGAAGTGACGACAGCCTACGCGGATGTGGTGACCTTTCTTGTTAAAGGCGCCATTAATAGAGACACAGTTAAAAGCATCTCCTCTTTCGCCCATTACAGCAGGTTCAAACAATAAGTCTTCAGCAAAGTCTGGCTCAGTAAAAGTTACTTCTCCTGTATCAGGATCAACACTCTTCTTGTACCTACTTTTTACAACTACTTCTTCGTCCTCGTTCAAGTCATATCTGTGACGAATCTCAGTACTAACTTTAAAGGTACACAATAGACCTTCTTTCGTAACTGAAACTTGTGGTAGAGTTGCTTGTTTGACAGCAGCTTCTCTTGACAGGCCAAAGTCGTCCATAAGTTGTGTTACTGTTCTAGGATTACAAAAGGTAGCCGTTACATACTTGGCAAAGTCGTTAGCTCTTTGTAAACTGTAAGCCGGTCGGCCTTCAGCTTCTCTTAAATAACGGACCCACATGTACACGTAAGGCATGAAATCAATTCCCTTTTCTGCGGACTTAACAAGTCTTTCTGCAAACTCGTTTGGCATAGGTCGGCTTGACACTACTCCATTGTACTTCAGATAGAACTTATTAGTGTGAGGGTTACACACTACATAAGGACAGGCTTGCTCTATGATTTCCTTATAGCTTTCTTTAGTAAGAGGTGTAAACTCTTCTAAGATAGCTTTAAGTTCGTCTACAGTAGTAGCGTCCTCTGCTTTGTTTTGGAGTTCTTTCATTAAGTTATACTTCTTTTCAGAGTAAGTAACTGAGAAAGCTTCTCCTGATGCTGTACCAACAATTCTTTCGTTGTTGATGTTGTTTACTATAATCATCATGTTTGAGATTTTATGCTAAGATACGTTCTTAGACTTGATATACGAAATAAGAGAGTGTTCAAGTTCTTCTTTAATAAGGCACTCTTGTCTATCTTGGTATTGGTCAACTTCTGTTAGAGCTACACCATCAATGCCTGTTAACGCTGTCATCTCATTTAATAGTACTCTAATAGGTTCTGACCACTCAAGCAAAGCTTTAAACTTGTCCCATACTGCCATGTCAATAGCCTGGCCGTCAACTACAGATTCACTGCCCCACATTTCGGAAGCAAGTTTAGCTATGTCTTCTGACGCATGCCCTTCTTTGACAAAGAGTTGAAACTGCAGTACCTTATCAAGATGTGCAGTCAAGTTGTTTAAAGCTTCAGGTGCAACACCTTTATCTTGAAACCCTGCCATCGGCCTATAGTTAAGTTTGACATACTTTACTATCTCTCTAAACTGGTCTTTCTTCTCTTGCGAGAAAGGATAGTTCCATAAGAAGTTCAACTTATGAAGGTCCTGTTTAATTAAGCGGGAAGTATTCCACTGTATTAGTACATTGCTCATGGTAAGTACACCTCTGTTTAAACGGTAAAAGAATTTGTTTATGTGGTAAAAGTTCTTATACAGTTTAGTAGTCTGTTGAGAAACTTTTATCAGTTTAATCTGCGTATTGTCAAAGAAATGAGAACACCTATATGCTACGCCCGCTGTGATGGACTCGTCAAACTTTGATTTACGCCATTCAGAGTAGTGGCCTTCTTCTCCCGGATTAGCATCGCCCTCAATAGTAACACCTTTTGGAAGCCATACACAGTCACTTTCATTGTTCACTTTACGAGACAACATAGCTACAAGTTTAATAGTATCGCCATCTACGTCGTTACCATAGTACACTTCTGCAGCATCCCAGGCTTCGATCTCTTTTACAGTTACTTCAAGTTTCTGCCATTCTATAAACTGAGGTGCACGAGAATCGGATACAAATCTTGGAGTGTGTATTACTACCTTGTTGTGTAACTTTCTTCGTTCCTCATTAGACATAGCAGCTTCTTGTTTCTCCTCCTCAGTTTCTATGATCTCCTCATCTTCTTCATTGTTCGAAGCGACAAAGCTATCAGGGACTTCTATGGCTTCGTAGTCTAGCACATCTATAGAAGACTTTAGCAAGTTCCATACTTCAACAGAGTTGTTAGCATTAAACTTCTTTCTTATCTCTTCTTTGTGCGATTCAGAAACGTAACCTTCCAATATGGTTTCAAGTAACTCCTCTTTACTAAGAGACTGTGACTCTTCTGTTAACCAATATGGGGGTTTTACTCGTACAAACTTATCTGCAGTACTTAATAGGTACTTGTCTTTACGATTGTTTCTCTTACCGGTAGAAATTACTACTTTGGAATTCATAGCATCGTATAAAGTGTAAACTCTTTTTCTGTCTACCTTGTTACTTACTTTGTTCGCTTTTTTAGTCTTAATTATTTCTACTTTCTCTACGAGTAGGAAGTCTAGCACGTTATGGTTAAACTTTATATCAGTACCATTATAAGTGGGTTCTAAAGAAGCCATATCTATGATACACGACAGTCTTTCCACTACAGTGCCATTAGCCTTATCACTTGAATACCTGTTTTGCATGCCATAGCAAAGCTTTACCCATCTTAGAAAGTCCTTTTCCTTGAGCTCTTCTTGTACAAGTACTGTGGCACTTTGTACCGCTGCCTTAAATCTACTAAGAATAGTCTCCTTAGTCTTGTCATTCCACACCAAAGATTCCCTAGACGGTGAAATCTCTACGTCTTCAGGCAGTACTTTGATACCAATGTTACCTATCTTGTCCTGTATCTCTAACTCTCCAAAGTTTATGTACCCATAGTTTACCCTGTTAAGAAGTAAATGGGGTTTGGAGTAATAAGAGTTGTTAGACATAACAAGGTACTCATCCTCATAAATAATGTCAGCTTTGTAATCTACTTGGTCTACATACCCTTCTTTGATTATCTGAAAGTTTATGTTGTCAAAGTAAAGCAACTGAGATTGGACTGCATCACGGTACAGTTCTTTATGCGGTTTCTTGGCTTCTACTATTACAGATACTCCATTCTTTTCAGTAGTGACTTCGCTGTAGTAAATGTAAGGTACGCCAGAGGGAGTTGGCATCTCGTGAGCAGTGTTCTCCTGCCCTGTCTTTATGTTAAACTTAGGTATGATAGATTCTACCTTACCTTTGTAGACATTGAACCTGTACAGTTGCCCGTTGTATCTTGACTCTACTGTATAGTACCCCATCTCTAAAGATAAGGGCGCTTTATTACCGCGAATCTGTAATCTCTTGTTTCCAAGAGTGTCGGACTATATCATCATCCGTGCGTCTTCACACGGAGGTGGGTGCTGTTTCATATAGAAACTACTCTATACTACTTCCGGTTATTAAGCAGACTCTACTGCTCCGGTAGTCTCTGAACCTTCCTTACTTGCACGTAAGGCTCGGCTGCTGATTATCTTATCAGCTTTACTTTTCTTTCTTGACAAAAACCATGTGGCGTCTTTATATAGGTATGCTATACACGCTCTTACATCTAAAGCACGCTCAACCCAAAGTACGTGAGTAAACATGTTCTTGGACTGCTTACCCCCGTAGTAACACTTTGTAATAGGAAGTCTTTTTCGTATCTCTTCTAAGAACGCTTTATCAGTTCCTATAAAGGCTATACGTCCCCTGTCTCTTAAGACGTTTGTCTTAGGCTTAGTTTTTGGAACATAAGTAGAGACAGTTTGGCTGTACATGATACTACCGTCCCCATCTAAGAACCCACGTATAAAATGATGCTCTAGTTCAGAAGGTAAAGTAGTAGGGTAAGTCATGCCATACGCAGTTTTATTTTGCTGTAAGCCATGACGTACTAAGTCAGCATATATCTGATCGGAGGATATACTTACTCTCATCTGTGGCTTTTCTCCTCTAAGCTTCTGTGCTGCGTAATATCGTATCCCAGGTACTCTGTCGGCTACTACTTTAGCAAGCTCAGGTAAGAACTCCTTACCGTCTTCTTCTTGTACTGATATGCAAAATAGTGCCTGTCTATTTCCGTTACGTTTTAAAAGAGTGCCATCAGCGTATATCCATCCCAGGATGTAAGCTTTGAACTCTGTGTCTATTACTGAAAAATAATCGTGCTTTTTTCTACTTCGACTTTTTCTTTGTCGCATGGTATGTTGTGTTTAGGAAACAAAGATAGTAAAACTAACTTAGACTTCCAGCAATTCTCCCACTTTATTTTCATGTCAGTTACCTGACAGCGGCCCCGGTATGTTAAGGCCAAACTTACCTAAAGGTAGTTTAGATAGCCTCTTAGTGCTAAAGAAAAGTGAAAAGTACTTCTCAAGCCTTCTTCCCCCAAGTCCTACTCCGTAGTCTTTAATACAGATGCTATCCCGTTCGGCAGTAGCGCCTTCGTAATACGTAATGTAAGTAGTAGGATCATTGCTTAACCAATTAGGGTCATAGTATTCAGGTACGAACTTACTGTCTTTGTATACATCTCCTTCTCTGTCTTCAAAGAAATCAGATACTACAGATGCGCCAGACAGTATCTTCTTAGCTACTTCTCTCTCGTTAATAGAGTCTACACAGTTAGAAACTATCTCTCTAATAGTACTCTTTACAGGGTACTGATATTGGTTCTTTTGAAAGATGTCAAGCATAACATCTCTCCCGGCTTCTTCTATACCCTTGTCGAAGCCTCCGCTAATCTGCGAAGTACCTTGTTCTAGTATTGCCATTAATTTAGTACTTTTATGTGTGTTGAAAAATCGTCTAGGTTTATCTCAAGTCTCTTACCTTGATTTGTAAAGAGTATAAGATAATGGTTTGGTCTAGTATCGATATCTACAGCCAGACGGTTAACTGTATCTATCTCGACCCGTTCTTCTTTTGAAAAGTGAGTGTACTTTATCTGAACTACTTTACCTATTAATAAAGGTTCTAGTTCCTGTTCTAACTCCGCTGCTTCTGTCATCTTAGTAAGTCTTTTATAAGTTCAGCAGTACTTTCTACTCCGTACCTGGCACAGTGGTCAGTGGGGTCTTTTGTCTCAGTTCCTAAAGGAATTGTGACAGATTGAAAAGGATACAAGTGAGGACTAGTCTTTCCATCGTTGTCGAAGAAAGTAATCACTCTATTATATCTTTTCTGTATCCACTGAATTAGCATAGGGTCTGGTATCATATTCTCAGCTCTCGGAGCTATAGCGTCATACCCTAAAGACTTGAAAAACATAATATCTTTCATAGCCTTAGTAATTACCAACAAGTCAGTACGTTCTAATTGACTAAACCCTGGTACACAGCTTTCTGTCCAATCCATATAAAACTCCTTAGGCTTTGGCTTGTACAATTGGTACTTGTCAAAGATTCTATAGGCATACATAGACGTTACGGGGTTTCTGGGCACTACATCAGTATCATAAAGAAAAAAGTATTCCACAGCTGTACAATTATACAACTGCAGAATACTCTTGTTTACATTGTACTGTTCCCAGTAATGAAGTTCCTTATGAGTGAACTCTCTGGACTTTACCCTGATGTGAGCAGGTTCTTTACGTACAGGAGTAATGACAAGCTGTTTTATTAGAGGACTAGCCTCTTCCATAAGTCCAAAGTCTGCTGCTACTTTTAACATAGCCTCATACCTAGACTCTACTTCTTGATACAGTACTATTAAAAGATCAAAGATGTCTCCATAGTTAGGAGTGCATGGAAGAGCTTGATCTTTCCACATGAATTCATGCGGTAGGTCTCCACCATACTTTCTTTCAAATAGACCAAAAGAAGGCTTGTCATCTCTAGTACGAAGTCTAGACTGGTACTTTCTACCTATAACAGGTTCAAACTCCAGATAAAAACAATAGAGCGAGTACTCATCGACTCGCTCTAATATTTCTTGCTCACTGAGTTGGTCCAGTGTAAGCATAAGACTTAGTTCAGTTCAGTAGCTTCAGCTAGGTTAACGTCACCTGTAGTTCCAAACAAGGCATTAGTATCAACTGGTGCCAAGTTTTCCGCAGGAGCATCAGTAGCTACAGACGGTGTGCCACTGTTTAACCCTTTAGAAATTTCATACTTAGTGAACGCGATCTTAGACGCACTCTTTGGAATAGCCATAAGCTCCACAAAAGGGAAAGCTTGTAACAACTTATCTCTTAAAGCCGGGTAGTGTTTAGTTACACTTTGGCGGCGAAGTAAAAGTCTAAGTTTGTACTCTTGTTGGCCGAAGAAAGGAGAGCACATTTCTATGAACTGGTTAGCCAAGTTCTTAGTAACAAGCAATAAAGTATCCTCGTTCAAAAGTATCTGCATAGAGTCTTTTGTAATAGGGATATTTCTAAACCTTTCGAACTTTATCTTGTCCGATGTAAGATAGCAACGGGCAAAAGAAGTAAACAAGTTTTGCATTTCCTTCGATGCTTCGTTAGCCTCGTCAATACGATCCTTGATGGTCTTAGCTTTGCCGTCAAATGTATCCTCTTTAGGTACATTGATAGGCCACACTTTGATATTCATACCTCCACCTGAACCGGTAACAAGCATCCCATCTTCATCATACACCTCATTAAGAGGGTCATCACCTGCGTCTTCTTGCCCACCCTGAGATAAGGCAAAGTTTACAGCCCACTTACCATCCTTTTCGGTAAGTTCTACGTTTTTGAGGATTACATCCTCGTTGATTCCTACTTGTATCATATAGTTTGTTTAAGAGGTCAAAGTTAAATAAAAGTCACTACAGTGCCAAGACTATGCAGGTACACTAGATACGCTTTCTGCAATATCTTGAGGCATCTCTGCTATAGCTGTGCTAGTTTGGTCAATAGTACTTTGTACAGGAACTACAGGCGTCATAGGTAACACATCAATGTTCTCTCTTCTTAAGTAATCTGCATGACCTTTCTTTTCTCCGCGGACAATAGTCTTAGGGATAAGAAAGACACCGTTAGCTACTTTTGATTTCAAGTTAAAGCTTGGGTTAATTTCCAAATCTATATAACCATTTTCTCCAGGTTCCATACCGTACACAGACTTTACCAAAGGCAACAAAGTTTCTCTACCATACGTAGTTGCACCTTGATCCATTACACTGTTCTGCGGTGTACCGTCATCATTGTACTTTACATTAGAGAAGACTTCTACTTTAGGCATAGACTTAGAAGTAATACCTACAAGAATCAACTTGTTAGCACGGAATGTTTCGTCTACTTGAGTCCAGTCAGCTAAAGCAAAGATGTCAAGACCGTTTGCTGTACTCCCTTCAGGAAAACTAACCGTTCTTTTTACTACTTGCTTACCTTCAGCATCTTTCTTAAGACTACCATCTTCGTTGTGTACATCAATGATAGTCACTGTAGCTTTAGGGTACTCTAAGTTATAGGTATCTACTAAAGTACGAGAAGGGAAAATACTTCCATCTTTCCATACACGGATACCCATAAAGTTACTAGCCGGGTTAGTCTCTTTCTTGGTTGTCAATCGGCCTACTGGGGCAGCGACTTCGTTTACTTTGATTTCATTCAAGAAACCTAAAAGTGCGTTGTTCATATTTCTTAGTTTAAAAGTTTTGAAAATTATGCTCCGTAATAAGTTCGTGCAGCTTTAAATACTACATCAAGGTTATTAGGTACCTTTAAGTCAAACATCCCCTTAGGAGACTTTGCGGGAATGACTACGCCGCTTACCATGCATCGATTAGTAATGAAGTTGTACTCTGGTATGCCGTCCTTGTTAAAGGTTACAGCTGTAAACAAAGCTATAGATACCACACTAAGAGGATTGTACTGGTCGTCTACAAGTTTTCCAACTGTACGGCCTTTCTTTCCTACGATAATACCATTAGAAACTTCATTCTCTTCGTGCATCATTACTGCTACATTAAGGTCTGGTCGCATAGACTTACACTTGCTAAGTATAGACTGATACGCTTGCGCAATAGCAGTGAACTTACCAAAGCCTGTTTCTGATGCGCGCTTAAAGTATATCTCTGACATAATGAATCCTGAGTCATCTATTACCAAGTTTTTGATAGCAGAGTTCTTGTCTACTGCATCAAGTACTGGAAGAATAGCAACTGAAGAGTCACTTACAAAAAGGTTAACTCCTACTTTATACTGTCCGCCACTCCCGCCAAACGGCAAGGGTTTGTTAGAACAGTTTACTATAAAAGTTTCTTTAGGGTCAAGAGATTCTACTGATGCTGATTTACCAGTACCCTGATCGCCTACTATTAATACTATGTTAGCCATTTTGCGAGAGTTTTAAAGCTGACTCTATCCAAGGACTTAAATCCGGCTCAAGAGTATCCGGTAGGTCATAGAACATGCCAGCTATTCCATTCATAAAAAGAGGGTAAATACTTCCAACTGAACCGTACCTGTTCTTGATTAAGTACAGTACAGCAAGACAGTCCCCTAACCCTCCGACTGAAGGGGGACTGGCAGGGAAATCCTCAAAGACTGCTACTCCAAACTTACTAGGCTTGACCAGTCCTAAGACTACATCAGCATCCCTATAAGTGTAAGTAGAATCTCCAAAGTCGAGTTGTTGGGGCGCAAGAATGTTTGTAGGTGCATTCTTTTCCCCATGCCTAGCCAAAGACTCCCTGCGAGTTTTGTTTAGGTCTTGATTAAACTGCTGTACTATTACAGGAGACAGTTCAAAGATGTTTCTTAGAAAAACACAGTTCGTACTCATCTGGTCCATAGACTCTTTTAGGTTCTTACCGGCCAATAGGGCCATGTGGTCTATAACAAGTAGTGTAAGTGGTATGTCTATGTTAGGACTATACCCTGTAATTCTTCCTCTGTGTTTCTTTTTCTTCTGCTCTTCTGTGACTGGTTCCCGTACCACAGTACCCATTAAACTGTAATAGTTGTCTATTAAGTAGTTCGTAAGGGCGTCAGGAGTTAAGGGAATGTCTAGTACAATCATGTCCAACATAATTGCCTCTACAAAAGTGTAAGCTTCTGTTATGAGGACCATCTGATCGTCTGTTGGCACGTCATTTGGTATCCTACCTAGTACAAAATCTGAAGACCAGTCCAACTGATACTTCCAATGTAAGTAGAATGTACACCACTTTGCCTTTTTAACAATGGCAGATAACTCGAAAGAACAGTAAAAGATCTTTATCCTCTTTCCTGCCTTCTTAGCATTAAGCCAAGCAGATAGTACAAAGTAAAAGTCTGTAAACTGAGTCTTTCCTACATTCGGGTGAGCCCCCAAAAGATAGTATCTGCCTTTTTGTATACCATGTAACTTAGTACTCAGTTTCAGTGTGGAAGGGAGACCAGCATTTGCACCGCTACGGCCCCTTTCAACTTCTTCTAAGAATGCTCTGTTCTTTACTTCTTTGAGGTGTAAATTAACCTCTGGTAAACCATGGGATATTGTTGACATCGTGTGTTTCTTGTTTTAAGTGTTCTTTAAGTTTGCCATCTTCGTGTTTAGCCATAAAGGTAGTATAATCAGTCTGCCATTCTCCTGAAACCATATAGTTGCCTATTGCTTTCTTAAAGTTTATGGAAGACTTGTAATACGTATGGACAACCATAGCTAGTATGTCCATGTTGTAACCTTTTACTATAGCTTCTTTGTACGCTACTGCACCATCTTTTGAAAACTTATTGAGTGCATAGGCCCTTTGAAAGTTATCATACCCTCTTGGAGGAACCTGACACTTTAGTATGAACTGTTTGTACTCTTCTTCGTAATCGATAGTGGTGGAAAGCGCTACACTTGTAGAGCTCACTGCGGGTACTGATGAAGTACTTACTTCGTGTTTGAACTTGTCTGTAAAGATAGGTTTTCCTTTGTGATAGGTCATGTACTTGTTGAGTACTAACCATTCTGTAACTTCTTGTAGAGTCATCTTAAGTATGGTCAGGTGCCTTAACCAGGGTTTCTGTTATTCGTTTAGTGTCAAATCCCCTTATGGCAGATTTGTACCACTCCTCGTCAGCACATTTCCCATCGTTTCCTGCTATAGAAACTAGAATAACTATTAAGGCTTTCTTGTCCATGTTATTATAGTCTACCCTGACAGCTCGGCCAATGCGTTGCACTAATCTCCTTTCACCACTCTGAACTTGTACTACTAAGAGTTGTTCTAAGTTTTTAAGATTCCTACCTTCGTCAAGTGCTTTTACGGCACCTAGTATGTTAATCTTTTCGTCTTGAAACTCATCTAAGTATTTCTGACTACTTTCTGAGTGGTACACATAGTCTCCACAAAGTAAGTTTGCCTGTTCAATACTCCCAGCCAGAACAAGAGTTCTTTTTGTACCGCTTGTCATCTTATCCATGCATGCTTTAGCAAGTCTAGTCTTAGATGGTAAGTTGTACAAAAAAGAAGTTCTTTTCTGAATTGCTGAAAACTTTAAGAACTCATTCTTAGAGTACATAGCTTTCTGCAGTTGCTTGGTCAAGTAGATGTACTGAGAAGATTCTGTGTTCATAAAGGGAGTAGCTTTACTGCCCGCCGGTATAACGTGGTGAATAGTATCGAGTTTAAACTTAAGTACTTGTACCTCAAAGTCACAGATAAGTCCAAGATCTACAGCCTCATCAGTTGTGACTTTGTAGATACTTGGAACTATCTCTCTAAGGTAACCTACTCTTTCAATCTCATCAGGCCAGTTTGCCTTGTCGGGCAGCGTGGCAGTAAGACCAAGGATTTTGGCGCCTCTAAGCTTAGCAATTTCTATCTTTTTAAGAATATTCACAGTACAGTTATGATACTCATCTAGAATGATAAAGTCGTACTTGTCTAACTTCTCTTTTCCAAGAGAGGCTTGGCAAATAAGTTTTACGTCATCTGTACTTGCGTTCCACTTTGCAAACTCTGCGGGCCAGTCATCATCTCTCATACTTTCAGTAGGGGTGACTAGTAAAGTCTTGAAAGTTCCCATTAAGGGATCAGCTCTCAACTGTTGTAAGCAGTCGATTGCTATCTTAGACTTGCCTGACCCGGTTGCTAGTTCAGCAGTACCACAACAGCCTACCTGGAACCAGGCTTTCCTGGTCTCTTCTTGTACTCTTGTTTTGTTCTCTAATGCTTGCTCTTTAGTCATCTTTTGAACCCTTTAGCTTGTAAGTAAAGAGAGGGAAGAAGTGCTCCTTCTCCTACTTCCATAAAAGATAGGTCTTCCTTGTTCCATTGAAGCAAGAGTTTAGTTCCCGGGGCTTGGAATGTATGGTCTAAAGCATTAAACCTTAGCATCCCTGCCTTGTAAGCAAGTTCTACTTCTTTGGCAATGTACTCTTGCAGTTCTTCAACTTTAATATACTGTAAATCTACAAGTTCTTTAAGTCTCGCCTCGTAAGAGGTCTTTTCTATTAGTTCCGTCATATAAAACTCTTTTGTGCCTCTTCCTTAGTCTGGTAGTACTTACCAGTCCAGAAGTTGCTGTTAGTAATAGGGTCGTAGTACCATTTTCCAAAGTGTTCGTCGTCAGGCTCTATGTCTTTCTCCATCAGGCTTTGTAGGCCATGTATAGTACTTTGAAGTTCATAGAGCCAACAAGCTACTCTAAAAGATGATGCTATTACTCGTCCAAGTAATTCCGGTTCTTCGGTAGAGTGGGTATATTTACCGGCCCATATCTCGTGCGCTGTCATGTTGTATAGTTTTAAGTGATGATAAATAGTTTTTTCTTAGCCCGCGTTACAGCTACGTACTTGAGCTTGTTCTTTTCTTCTGTGTTAGGGTTTCTGTCTATGTCTAGTAGTATTATACCACAGTTCTCATAGCTAGACCCTTGACTCTTGTGAACAGTTAAAGCGTAGTTGTACTTTATAGCTGCGAAGTTACTTTGAAACTGATAAAACTCTACCCAAGCTGCCTTACTCTGAGCAGAAGTTACTGCAGTAGTCTTTAGTTCGGCAAGTAGTTTATCATACTCAGCCTCTTCAGATTCATGGAGTACATCAATAGTTGCAAACACAGGGTAACCATCTCTCATAAGTTTTACACTGCACTTGTAGATGTTAAACTCTTTCTCTTCTCTAGTACAAGAAGTGTTAAGTTCTTCACTCTTTTCTGTACTGTGGTATAGTTTCCAACTTACTTTAATCGTTGTCTTCTTGAGTGCTACTACTTCCATCTCTTCAGAAGTGTTTATGTTTATCCCGCGTATCTGCCCTTTTTGTATGATAGGCTTATCTGCTACAAGGTATTCTCCTACAACTAATTTATCAGGTAAGTCAGTTTTAAGTCTGTACTTTCTAATTAAGTCGTTGATAACATTTACCTGCGCATTAGTCCATGCCAGGATCTTGATAAAGTCTTGATTCTCATCAAACCTTTTGTCAAACATAGGCAATACAATAGAATGGAAAGTTTCTGTGTTTATAGCTTCTATGCCTATTTCTCCTGTAGTACTTATAAACTCTTTGTAATCTTTGTTTACACGTATGTTCGATCGAATACTGGTGGCATAAGAAAGGATAGGATTGTCAATTGATTGACGCATCGGTTCACTTAACTCTAGGTTTAGAACTTTGTACTCTTCTAGTACTTTATCCGTAAACACATGACTTTCTTTTTCTCCTACTGGGGGAGCTTGTAGGGGGTCTCCGCAGAAGATAACTTTTAAGTTTACTTTGTCTCTTTTCAAGTACTCTAATATCTGTGTTAGCAAAGCTAAGTCTAGCATAGAAGCCTCGTCAACAACAAGTAAGTGTAAAGAATCTATCTTGGCGGGTTTAGGGGGCCATACAGGTTTGTAAGACACTATTCCTTTTGCTGATACAGACTGAGTAAGTCCAAACAAAGAATGGATAGTCCCAAAAGTAAAAGAATTAGGCTCACTTTGCTCTTTTATTACTTTGACTGCTTTATGGGTAGGGGCTGATATGCCTATTCCTTTACCTCCATAAGATTCAAGTACTCGAGAAAGTAAGAAACTTTTACCAGTTCCTGCGTACCCTTTAAGACGTGCAAAATCGTACTCTTCTTTATTCCTAACCAAGTACTCTAATAAGAGTTCTCCTGCTATGAGTTGATGAGGACTTAGCAATGTCATAGGGTCTATGGCCGGCGTCTCTGGCGGGCCAAATAAGTTATAAACATCTACGTGACTACTCATCTTCTACCTCCTTGTTTACAGGTAAAGCAAATTTTATAGAGAGAGTACCACTTTCTGCGCTTAAACAAGGAGTACCTCCTGTTAAGTCTGCACCTAGTTCTGCCCGCATTAACTGTACAAACAGTCTATACTTTTCAGGGTCTACATTTCTTGCTTTCCCTTTAAAAGTAGTAGTAAAGTCTATCATGTCACTAAGGCCTTTGTAAAGTACTTCTCCTATACCAGGTACAACATTGATATGCTGTCTAAACAAAGGAGGTAAGGCTTGTACCTTTTCCTTTGCTATTTCCTTCATAATCCACTGTTGTGTCTGTTGTGGAAGTTGGACTACTGTTTTTCTTTGGTAGTCTAATAACACCTCTCCCAAGGTTTCATTACCGGGGAGAGTTTTCAGGGTCTCGTATAGCAGTTGCGCTAGTATTACCGAGTTGCAAGCCGTGTCTTTGCTTGTCTGTTTTTCGTTTGATGTTGTGATCATATAGTAATAGTCCTCTGTTTTTTAAATAGTTATATAAATCCGTTGCTGCTGCGTGTTCGCAGTCTAGTAGGTCTACAAAAGTCTGGGTACTGTATATTACAGTTGTATGATCTCTGTTTCCTAGGTAAGAACCTATTGCTCTAAGAGTTGTGAAGAAACTGCTTTTGCTGTAGACAAAGCAGAACGCTTGTCTAAGTAAAACTAGTTCTGTCTTTCTGTTACTTTCCTCCATATCTAAAGGAGTAAACTTAAACGAGTATCTAGCATTGTTATAGTCACACAGTACTCGTTTAAGGTGGGAAGCAAACTCGTCTGCAGTAGGTTCAACCATTACTCCAGGTGCGCTGAAGTATGTTAGTTGTTCCATTTTCTATTGTTTTACTTTGTCCAAACTGGACTTTTCATTGTTTCTGCTTTTAGAAGACCTGTAGGGATGATAATCTTGGCCGCGTCACACATAAGTTTGTCAAAAGTCACACACCAGTCATCTGCTATACTCTTTTCACATACCGTAGTAAGTTGATCGTGTACATTTAAGACTATGTGTATCTTGTCTGTAAGTTTGTTATCTCTTATGTATTTGTAAGTAAGCCACATTGCCATCTTAATGGAATCTCCACCAGAGCCTTGAATAGGATGGTTTTTAGCTTGTCGTTCTATTCTGCCTAAGCTTGCGTTGTAGTCGATGTTTGAGGTATGAAGTTGTACTCTTGATCTAAGACTTTCCCAATTAGCAAACCAGCGCTTTCTAAAGAAAGGTTTGAGGCTTTGAGTATACCCGTTTTCAAGAGCAAAACGTCCAAAACTTGTCAAGGTCTTTTTAATCTGTGGAAAGGTTTCGAAGTACTGGTCAATAAGCTGTTGAGCTTCCTGCACAGAACACCGTATAGTACTTGCAAGTTTGTACTTGGACATGCCATAAGCTAAGCCAAAGTTGATAGTCTTAACTGCTGTTCTAAGAGTTTGATGCCCTGCACATTTACACTTTTGTCTGTCTGTTGCAAATACGCAGTCTCCTTGAGTAGCAGCGGTCCACTTTCTTCCGAACACCATCGCAGCAGTTACACTGTGTAAATCCTCTCCTCTTTCTATGGCTTTGTACCATACATCATCTTGAGACGCAAAAGCTATAAGACAAAGTTCTTGACCTGTAAAGTCAGAGTCTACAAATACCCAGTCTGGGTCATAAGTAAAACTATTTCTGTACCGGTAAAAGAAGTCTTTAGGTTTCTTACCTGGGTTATCTTTTAACCAAGGGTCTACTACAGATTTGGGAGATTCTTTAGCAGGAATGTTTTGCATGTTAGGCTTAGCGGAACTGCTCCTACCTGTACTTACTACTTGGTTGTAGTTAGTCCTTACCCTGCCGTCAGGTTCTACATGTTTTTCTATGAATGCTTCTCCATAAGAGGAGGTAAGCTTCAGAGAATCTTTGTAGTCGCTGAGTTGTTCGAATACCGGATGAGTAACCTTACCTAAGGAATCTTCTGAAAGGCTTTTAAGTTTAGGCTCTACGCCCTGTAACACAAGTAAAGCCTGGTCTATAGAATTCCAGTTTATCTGTATAGTACCTGCAGGTAGTAATAAGTTACTTTCTATAAGTTCTTCTCTGTGATTCTTTACAAGGTACTCAGAAAAAGGCTGAGTGTCTTTCTCTAGTAATGTAACAAGTAAGTACATCTTATTAGCAGGTAAAGAGTTGTTGTCTCTCATGTACGCTTTTAAGATAGACAGACTTGCCCCTTGTATGTCAGGGAAGACAAGTTTTAATAGTTGTAACTTTTGTACAGGGCTGTTAAGATTAAAGTTTACAGTGTCATTCACTTTGTAAAAGTTGTGATCTACAGCTTTAGCCAGTAAACGAGAGTCATCCCTTATCCACTGATCAAGTTGCTTCTTGGCCTCTGTAACAATTGGCTGAGCTAGTGCAATATTCTCCCTCCATTTAGTAAGGTCAAGTGCTACACCATGGTAGGTACATTCAGAGAAAGCTAAAAGACTTCTCATCTCTAGCCACATTACGTTTTCAAGTCCCCACTTTTTAGTCTGAGCATCTTGAAGAGCTTTTATCTTTCCAAGGGGAACTACGTCATCTGCAGCGTACTTGACTTTTTCAGGTGTAAGTATACCATCTCCAAAGGAAGTTTGCAGTCCTTTGTCTAGATCATACTTAAGGTACTTTCTTGTTAAGTCCGCAAGAGCGTAGTCTACGTTCTCTGCTCCTCCTTGCAGTACTTTCTCTGCTACTAAAGTACAATATACATTGTGCACCTCTATACCGTGGAAAGCCATGACAACGTATTCGAACGAAGCTCTGTGGATTAACTTAAGAATTTGCCAACTCTCTAGCACTTCTTTGATAAGGTTTAACTGCGCATCATCTAGTATACTGTACTCTAACACGTATTGAACCTGTCCTTCTACATCCCCAAACTGTAGGGTCTTGACTTGCTTTGTACACCACCACTGGGTGACGTTTGTTTCTATATCAAACTGGAGTTCTGTTTGAGGTGTAACCCACCTAACAAACTCGTCCCAGTTTCCACTGTAGCCAGTCTCCTGGTTGGTTACCACTCTAATCATGTCTTAAGTCTTTAAAATGTGATTCAATACTTAGGAAGCTATATGCATAGACTTCCAATCCAAGTTCATCCCTATACCAATCATCCCCGTCCACTACTTTCTGTTCTAACTCTATCTCTTCTATGGACTTAGTACCCAACTTCAGTGCAAATCTGTGCAAGTCTGTTATGATCGGGTCATTGTCCACAGTAGTAGAAACTAGGTAGTCAAAAGTCTTCAGGTACTTAATACACTGAGACCTTGTCATTCCAAACGGCAATATTAAGACACTTTTTGGAAGTTCTAGCTCTGCAATCTTAAAAGGAGACGAAAAAGAGACAATGGGCCCATCGTCCGTCATCCTTAGACTGTAGTCTGTGAACTTCCATCCCATAATATAGGTTTTAAGTTGTGAGCTTGTAGGAACTCATTAGTCTGTAGGAAACACTTACTGTCTGAGAACTTAACTCGGCCGTAGACTTCTGCTACAGGGTGACAGTTCTCTAGGATAAGCTTGTTACTGTTTACAAACGGTTTGATGTACTGTGCACAAGAAGCTTTAGCGTCATTTCCCCAGATGAGAAAGACTATTGGTTGATTGCTCTGTGCTAAGTATTTCAAAGTTGCACCAGTAAACTGTTGCCATCCCCAGGCGCCGTGGGCAAGTGTCTTACCTCTAGTAGTAGTCAGTACAGTATTAAGAAGTAAAACTCCTTGTTCTGCCCAATCCTGCAAGTTACCATCGGTTCTTCTCGCGGTACTAAGTCCACACTTTAAAAAAGTGCTGAAGATTACTCGTAAAGGCGGTGGTACTTTCCCAGTCTGGCAAGAGAATGATAAGCCACAAGCTTCCTCATTGATATGAGGGTCAAGACCTAGAACTACGACTTTAACGTCTTCAGCTTGTACAAGCTCATAAGCTCTTAGAATCTGATGCCTAGGTGGGCACAGTTGCTCATCAGGTACATTCTGTAACCTGTTAGCTATCTGCACCATGTACTCAGTCTCGAGTTCCTTTTGTACTATTTCCGGCCAATTCTTTAGTGTCTGCTTGTTCATCTTTCTTAGTTTTAGGTAATACCTCAAGGACTAGTGCGCCTGTAAGGTTCTTGTCAAATAATTTTAAGTTCTCAGAGACAAATTTTACTGTCGCTCCGTCCAGTTGTTTTAGGCATTCCTCGTCAATCCCATCTGAACCTGTCAGTATGAGCCGGAGTGTGCCATTCTTGATTGTTGTGCCTTGTATGCTCATTGTACTGTAGTTTTTACAAGTGTGTAATGTGGGTAAACTACTCCATCCCAGCCAAGGTACAAAGTAGGTTTAAGAGTTGACAAGTACTCAGAACACTTGCGGTGTGCAACTTTCTTCTCATCATCTTGGAAAGATGCAAGAAGAGTTTTGCTACGCGCAGCAGATGAGTCGTTCTCAAGACTGTCAAAGCTATGCTCAAAGAGCTGTATTATCTCACTCATAGTTCGGGTCGTTTGTTATAGAGGTCGATCTCCTCTTTTGTTGCTAAGATTAAAAAGTCGTTATGTTCTAACAAAGGCTCAAGTACTCCTAATATAGAGATAACACCTCGGTAGACTACAACGTCTGTTTCTTTAAGATCGTACTGCGTCATGACTCAAGTAACTTAAAGTGAACAAGCATTTTCTTGACTTCTTCTACTAGCTCATCAATAGAACCTGGGTTGTTGAGTACATAGTCAAACTTGTGAGAGTCAAGAGCAGTGTCTGAAGAGTGTAATACTCTACAGTAAAAAGAATTCTTTCTATCTATTTGTATGCACAACCCTCCTCTGTTCTTGATAGCCTCAAACTCGTTAGGAAATCTGAGGTCAGTGATGATCCAGTTAGGATAGTACTTACTCCATAAAATAGGGTTTGGAACTATAGTTATATCATGTTCTCCATATTTCTCATGTATAAGACCATCCTCACTTTGCTTAACATCTTTATAGTCAGCAAAGAGAGCATTTACCCAGGCATTAGTATGAAGCCCGTTTCTGATGGCTTCAGTTCCTAGCTTTTGTAGAAACAATCTTACTGTCATGTCGTTAGAACATCCATCTTCGTAGTAACTCCACTTTTCTCCTAACGCAGTACTTTTGAACTCTTGATCTTCAAATTGTTCTGCTGGTATACCAGTAAGTAGAGAGGCTACATCTTTGAGTTTACCTGCAAACTTCTTGATTTTCCAGTCAGTTTGATTCCGTAGTAAATGTTGTATAATAAGTCCTACCGTGTCTTTGCCGGAACCTATTCTTCCTGAGATTCCTATCAGGTTTGGTTTCTTTGTCATGTGTTTAATAGTTTTTCAGTGAATTCTTCTACTTGTCTTCTCTTTTCGTCGTTTAGCATGACCATCATACCAAGTACGTTCTGAACAGATAAGGTTTCCCAGTTTTCCACTAGTTCTTTGCGCATTATAGTAGCAAGTTCTGGTGAAATTCTAGCAGACATATCTCGTTGTACAGAATCTACTTTGTTGACTTGAAAGTTAAGAAAGTTCTTAGTTTCTTTTTGTACGTTAGCCTCTATACCATAGTGTTTAAGGTACTTTGAAGCTATGGCTAGCAGAGTCAAGGCTGTCTTAAGGTAGTATACCTCTGTGCTATCCTTGTTCATAGTCTGCTTTTATGCGTTTAACGATCTCGAACTTACCTCTTCCTTTCAACTCGAAGGACTTTTTCTTAGTACCTTCTAAAGACTTGAAAAGGTCAAGCTCTTTGTCCGTGAGTACTCCCTTAGGATCCCACGCTTCTCTTAGATTCTCGGGGAGCAGTCCTATAGGATGTTCTCCGTTCCAGCAGTAGACCTGATTGGTAACTATGTGCTGGAAGATGATTAGTTCTGTCACAATGTGTAAGTTTTAAAGGGTAAGAAAAAAAAGTACTGCACCTCTTAACGAGATACAGCACTTATTGAAACTGCTTAACAGGAATGAACCTGTATTTCCTTTGCCTTGTTACAGGGCTTAGCAAGGGTCTTAGATTTAGACGATAAGCAGATGTACTCGAAGGGTTGAGTACTAAGTCAGCGGTTCTGACTAAGTTTAAGAGAGGCCGGTACGGGCCATCAGGTCACCAAAACCTTGCAGAGCCTTTCCCTGCGCTTCACCGGCCAATAGTTTTACTATTCTTTTATCTTTTGGAGCTTCTCTTCTCTGAGTTCCTTTAACATAGTACTCAAATAAGACTCCTCTAGTATAGGCTTTTCGTCCAGTGTAAATAGCCCTTCTTTGTCACCTATTAGGTAAACAATACCTCGGGCATCTTCGTGATGCTGTTCCACTACAAAAAGTGGATGTTTGTCAAACAGTAGGGTACAGTCTTCCCTATGTCCGTACCTCTTAGAGGCTGACGATTCTTTAAGTGCCATGATTTTAAAAGTTGCGTTATGGAATATCCTTATCTGATCAGTTGTGTAGTGTCTTACTATTCCTCCATCACAATGTACTACACACCATACATCATTCTCAAGCATACCTGAGTTAGTGACATATAGTGCATAGCCATCTTTGTTGCCCTCAACAACTACAGGTATAGGTTTGTTAAACTCTAACATTGTCTTGTTTTACACCCCGAACCGCTCGAACATAGTAGGCGTAGTTCTTGTAGCTGAGGTAGTGATCGCCATCGTTGAAGAGCTGACCCCAGGCGTTGCTGTAACTGCCCTCACTAGAACTCCAATAGTAGGCAGCGGCAAAACTCCCAATACTTTCTCTATTAATCCACATCAGATGCAACTCTTCTCTTGTAGGCAATCTCCAACCATTTCCCAAATTTTCACATGCTTTCTTTGCATCTTCCCAATTATGTTTACCTAAGTCTTTAGGGTAAACTTCAAACTTTAGATGTTGCTCTAAGATTATTGGTTTAGGCTGACTGTACTTTTTTTCAATGTCATGTTCAATCTTAACGACATCTTTTAAATCTGCTTCTCCTTCTTTTCTAAGGACTAAATCGTGGATAGATAAGACCGTATCAAGGTCTTTTTCTTTGAGGTCATAGCCTACTATTGCTGAAGCTATTCTCATGTAGTTGAGTTTTTCTTTGTCTGTCATGTTATTTCTTTTTAAATTGTTTAAACCACTCATTAAAATGTTTTTTAGTTCCGTGATTAACTGTAGTTCCCCACCTATAAGCATTTCTTAAGTCTTCCTCACTATACATTCTTTCTTGTTGCCATTTAGCACCATTTACAAAAGCGTTTATTTCATCCCCATTATAATATGACAATTCAGCATACTTTCTTATTTCTTCAAGTGTTTCTTGTTTATTCAAATGTTTATAGTTTGGAAACAGTGGATTACTTTTTTGTATAGCATTATCTAATCCTTGTTTTAAATCTACTAACATTTCAGGAGTAAATTGTTTAGGTTCTTCTAATGGACTACAATCACAAGTTGTTGTGTGACCGCAATAACACTTAATCTGATTAGGATGTTCTTCTTTTGGATTACACTTTCTACATAGTTTAGGATTAACCCCATTAATTACACCTGATTGACAATTCTTATTACCACAATTAGTAATTTTAGGTTTTTCTTTTGGAATGATGATTTTGTATTCCCAACTTTTATCTAATGGGTAATTCCAATTTTTGTCAACCTCTACACTTTCACAACTTGAATTATTAACAAACCATTCTAAGAACTCATCATCAATAGCTTGTACACAATCTTTGATTAACTCTTGGTCTGTTGTTAGAATAATTTTTTGATAGAATGGTTTATGCTCATTTACATTTGTATTTTGACCATTCATTGTATCGTATTTACATACAATATCTTCTCTAAAATGCTTGTAATACATCCAATCTCCTTCTTTAATTTCTTCATCAGATGTGATGTAGATGTTCTCATTTAGTTTGTGTATGTTCTTCATAATGTGTTATATAGTTTACTTGTTTACGTTTAAGGTGTGTAAGATAAAGGACAATACTATAGTTTTTGTTGGTATTAAGTGTATGTTCTTCATACGTATTTCTTTTAGTGAGCGGACACAAAGGGAATCGAACCCTCTACCTTCTAAACATTTCTGTTCAGATGCTCTACCAATGAGCTAGGTGTCCTAAGTTAAAAAAGAAACTGTAACGCCCCGGTGGCCTACGACTGACGGGTATTACCCTGCGCTACTTTCTTGGGAAGTATCTAAGAGCTCTCGGTTTTATTGAGCTACTTCACGTTACAGTTTCTATAAGTTATCAGCTTTGTTTATCAGGCTCACTGCCTCGTAGCCGCTGACCGGATGGCAAGGTTTTTACTGCTTAGATACTACTCTAAGATTTGCCAGATAGGTATAAACTTGGCTCCACTACCTCTTAGTGTGGAGTACTGAACCTTAAAACAAGGAAACAAAACTAAGCTTCTTCTTTAATGCCCTCCATTGAAGGTACTGGCTGGATAATAGTCTTTTTAATCAACGTAAACTGCACAATTGATGCTAAGGAGATATACTCTTTAACAGAGACTGTTCCTATTGTCTGACCTTCGGGCCCTTGAGCAGGTACATTGTCTACTTGTATTAGTAAAGCATCTCCTTCAATAATAGCACTGCCTTCTTCTTTATTTAAAGATAAAGGTTGCTTTCCGTGGGTGGTGTGAACCACTAGTGTGTCCCAGTCTTGAGACAGGTGTTCTGTTTTTAACATGTTCTTGTTTTTAATTGTTTATAATGTTTTGCAGTCAGGACAGGATTCGAACCTGTATGTTGAAAGTTCCGAATATCACACTCGCTTATCAACTATAATGCACTTCACTTTAGCGTCTACCAATTCCGCCACCTGACCTATTATCATCTAAGCATTCCATTGAATGTAAAGATAGTCAGTGTTGTTGTGTCCATTACGGTGAACAGGATAAGAAGTTGGATTTTCTTTACAGAATTTCATCACCCACTCAAAGGCTGCAAAAGACCAGTCACTGTTAGCATTAGGTAATTTAACAAGTATATGCTTACCTTCAATCTTTACAGTACAACCTGAATGATTAGGATTACCTGCTTTTTCTACCGCCAATTCAATAGCTGTTTTAGCAGTAGGAAAACAATTAGGATGACTTAATTTAATGATGTCTTTCCACGCATTACAAGCAATTTTGTGTAGTCCAATAATAGATTCTACTGTTGTAGTGCCGTCTATCTTAAAACGGGCATTGATAAATTCTTTTTGGGATGCTGTAGCTGCATCATAATACTGATTTAACAGCTCACGTGAGATCTGAATAGTTTTGGTAGTGTCCATAATTGGTTTTGAGGTGATTGTTTTAAATTCTTCTAATGTAATAGTCCTATACTCTGAGTTGTTGTCTAAGAAGTGCTTTATATTCCCACACCAATAATTGCTGTTATCAGTAGGATGTTCTGACAATAGTACAAAGCTTACAATAGGTTCAGCAAACATTGAGTTTGGCTTAGTCTTTTTCCACCAAGGTATTAAGATGTCTTGATTTTCTTCTGTTATCTCAATAGCCCACTTGTCTGATCGAGACTTCCAAGGGATATACACTAAGTCCAAGAATGTTTGGTAGGCTATAAGAGTTCTAACATCATAAGATTCATCATTGTCTTCAATCCATGTTTTGTCATTGGTAATAAATCCATTACCTACCCAACCAAACTTTCTCCATTCTAAGAGTTCAGGAGTGTCTGTATCTTTATTTTTACAAGCAACACACCATTGCTTTGGCAATAATTCCTTCATTGTTTTATTATGTTTTAAAGGGTTAAAAGAGAAGGCAGTTTCACACCACCTTCTCATAAATTTGTGTACGTTAAAAAAGTTATCAATATTAATAAAGACCTTTGTACCTTTGTCAAAATTACTATTATGTCAGACCTAAAGCTCAAAGTACCTGTAGGGTATACAGAACAAACAGCTTACACAGAAATACACAAGTTATTTCTAATGGTTAAGCTCTCTCATTACAAGACTCGTTCTTTTGCAGCCCATGAGGCGCTAGGTCGTACATACGATAGTTTAAACGATTTGATTGACAACATTACTGAAAAGCTTATAGGTTATTCCGGTATAGACCCTACTACGTTTGTAATAGGTACTGTTATGGCTTTAAGTCCTAAAGAGCTTGGCAAATATATACTAAAAGCCTCGAAAAAGTTAGAAGACTACGCAGAAGTTAAAGAGTACTGCGATATCGAGAATCTAGCCCAAGAACTTAGTGGTGTAGGTGCCCAACTTACTTACTTATCTCGCTTTTCTTAGTACTAAGCTACGCGTATTAGCTTGACGAACATCTTGTCAGGTGAAGTACGTCTTACTATGTGAAACTCAGCAAGTTTAGGTGTTTTTAGCACTGCTTGTAAGCATCCCTTCTGTTTTGCCGGTATAGATATTTTCTGACCTATCTTCAAAGTTAAAAGAGCTTCTATTAGGCTGTCAATAAAGAAAGCATTGCCTTGACCTCTACCTGAAAGCTCGTCAGGAGTAGCGTCTTCTATTATAAATGAGAGAAATTGTTTAGTACTCATATAAGTTATTTAAAGGGTGATAAAAAGTTGAGGTGTACGTCTCCCTCGCAGACTTCACTGCCGTGTTGTTGTGTACCTGCTCTGAGTGGCTACAAAGATAACAGGTAGTGACTGTTTAGTTGTACAGTCAGACTAAGTTACGCGTACCTTATGTTATCAGTAGTACCATAACCAAAGATGTATCTTTGATAAAGTGGTAAATCTACTGAATGAGTCTTAGGCTTGTCAACGAGTTCCTTCTTGGTAAACAGTCCAAAGAAAGCCAGCAAAGTTGCTAATAGGCTTTTTTTGATAGACTGATCATGCGGGTTAATACAGGCTTTGTCGATGATATCCTGTAACCAGGTTTTCTTCTCTTCAGCTTGTTTCTCATCCTCGGGCATTTCGTAGGTTAGCATTTTAGTACCTCTAAAGCGGTAGGCCACAACTTTACCATCTTCTTCTTGTACAAAGTTCTTTTGTACTTTCTGATTAGTAGTAAAGTCAACCTGATACCTTTCAAATTCTGCTCTGTTCTTTTGTACTTGCTCAAGTCTCTTGTAGAAACTTTTTGAAGTACTCTTAGATACTAGCTTGAACTCAGGTTTTTCTGCTATAATAGCGGTAGCATCTTTATGCTGTAAACGGTAGATCATACCATCTGGTCTTTTAAGGCAGACTAGCCTTGTCGATGTAGACATGATGTTTTGTTTTAAAGTGTGAAGGTAATAAGTTTAAGATGAAAGTTTTCCTGTCTTAGGGGAAAGTGTTTCCACTGAGTCAGGAGATGGTAGCTTTTGAGTACTTGTATGTACTATCTTGAGGCGCAGGGCTACCATAGCTTTGCCCCAAAAAGCCAGACCTGTTCTCATTTCTGCAAGATTACGAGACTGAGAAGAGATAAGCTCTTTTCCTACTGTGTAAGTAGTATCTTGTATAGTCTGCAGCATGACCAAGTCCGGGTTTGTTTTAAATTTTGCCATTGTGTTGACGTTTTAAGGTGAGTATTTCTTTATACATTTCGTAGTCTTGATCGGATAATACTACTTGAGAAGCAGATATTGGACGTTTATTAGCTATCAACTCTTGAACATAAACTTTAGTAATAAGAGATGCTTTAGTTTTAGCTTTTAAACTTCGTTTAACCTGTATAGAGTCTTTATTATTTTCGTGGTACTTTGTATGGTAGGTCTTTACTTTGTCCCTATTAGCTTTTTGCCACTTTTTATTGGTAAGTTTAGCTCTCTCGTTAAGGCGTTGCCTGTGCTTTTCTCTGTAAGCTTTATCGTAAGCTTTTTTAGCTTCTGTATTCCAAGCCCCTCTGAACTTAGGACGTTTAGATTTACACGATTTACAAGCGTAGCGTAATGGGCAATCTTTTCCTTCCACTTGGTAACCATACCACTCTGTACCTCCACACTTCTTACATACTTTGTCCGGGATGTTCTGTATCATAGTATAAGTTTTAGAAAGTTGTGTGAACTTGGGTTAGTACCTGTTCAAGAGGCTCCAGTTGAGGGGGCAAGGGAGAAGCTGTACTGCTTCCAGAGTTCTGATCATTGTGCCATTCGGCAACTGATTCCTGCTTACGTCTGTAAGGGTTTTCAATGTTGTACTTCTTGAGATAAGTGTGTAGGGTGTTCGGAGCAATGCCAAGAAGTCTTGCAGCTCGTCTCTGACTGTGAGATTGTTTTAAAGCCTTTATACATAACCCCTTGACAAGTTCATCTAATGTCATAGAGTAGGAGTATTAAAGTTAACAATACGTGTATCCTCATCAGACTCTTCAGCAAACTCGTAAAGGCCATCTTGTACGTCTAGCCGTAGTTCAGAGTTTATAAACTTAAGTTCACAATGACTTTTACCCACATAGGCTTTGTTTGTCTGTCCCTTGTAGGCTAAGGTAGGTTTAGTAAAAGTCAACACTCTGTCCCGGTAATGTATTATGACTGGGTCTTTGAAGAAGTCGTCACGGGTAGAAATACTAGTTGCTAAGTATCCACCTGAGCGTAATGTGGTCAGTTTAATACCACTCTCAGGTGCTGTAGTAGGTTTTCCTTTCGTCATTGTACGCGTTTTAAGGTGATAGTACTAACTGCCAGCCTGCCCTTCCACAGGACTGTCAGTTGTACAAAATGTGTGTGATTTAATAAAGTTTCTCCCAACTTATGGTGAAGCAAAGCCATTGCCATTGTTTAGGAGTTTTGAGTCTACCCCATTGTTTGTCGCTAGAGAATAGTATGAAGGGATACCATTTAGCCAAGTGGATATGTACTGCGATCTTGCTTATAGTCTTGGACCTGCGTAAGAGAAGTCCTGCCCAAGCTACAAGTACAACTACCCACAAAAAGTACATGAGTACTATTGAAATGAGCATACTTGTAATAGGGTATTTCTCCTTCTCAAAGTCAGCAGACCTAAGATAAGATTCCATAGAAATGTAAAGAGCGGGAATACCTAAGATTAGGTACCAGTAAAGAAGTGTCATATATGTAAAGGAATTGGTGACGTTATAAAGCATCCAATACTTGTAAAGTATCAGATGCGAGTTGCCTTAGGTAGGACTTATTAATCGTTTACTTCTTGGAGCCACTGTTTAAGCGTTCCAACGAAGACCAGTTGATTCTGGCTATTGATGATTGTACACATAATGTTCGATGTTGTAAATTAAAGTGGAGGCACCAGGATTTGAACCTGGATCTTTTTCACTTAACGTGAAACTGCTCTAACCGCTTGAGCTATACCTCCTTTTGTCCCTCTGCACTCAGTTGTTATTGGGTATACTCAAACCCAATATACATCACATCTTACCTATCAGGACATCCTGAGCCCGAAGCTCTTTACTACCTGCTTTTTATGCAGCACCCATATCCTATGGGTAGTGAGGAGACGCTCTGTGTGATTACAACTGCTCACTCTTGGGAGACTGATTACTCGAACCTGTGCAAGCACTTGGTATTTGTATAATCAGTGTGGTTTATATATATCCACGTGAGAATGTGCAAAGAGAAAAAACCACAAGCCAACCTTATGCAGATTATACTATTCTTGTGGCGATACCGATAGTGCGGTAGTGGGGTCTTAGTACAGTGTCAGGTTGTAAGTACTTACCGAGTCCGGTAGTATGTACCATGTTACTGAATCCCCTTCTTGTACAGAGCTTACGCTTTGCACTCCTGGGATACTGTCTAAGATTTGTTTGTTTCTGGCTGAAGAACAGACTAAAGTACAAGGGTCACTTGCCCACGTCGAGTCAGCTATTAACTTGTAGTTGTTAGCATACTTAGGCGTAGTTGAACTGTTCCAAAGGCCGGCGATTAGGGCAAGGAGACACATCATAAAGAGTGTGGCCCAGCCGAGGGTGTGTTTCTTTTTCATTGAAAAGAGGGTTTTAAAGGGTGATTAAATAGAGCTAGCTTGAGTTTCAGAGATCTTAAGTTGTTCTTCTAATTCGTGTATACGAGCATTAGCTCTTCTGTTTATGCAAGTACAACGATACCACTCTTCTCTGTAGTGAGTAAGTTCTTCTTGCTTATCTTCCACAGCAGCAGCAAATAGAAAGATTATTGCAGCCATGAAACAGAAGAAGGCTAGGAACCCGTGAGACACTGCATTCTCAGCTAGAAGTTGAGGTTGTGTCATGAAGATAACTGTGTAAACTAGTGTGATTAACAATAGTACTATTGAAAGTACTTTAAGGAATGAAGACATAATAATGAAGGGGTTTTGGTGAGCGCTATATCTCAGTCACAAACTGAAGCTGGTTAAACCAGGAATAAGCAGGATAGTATACTACTGTGAATAGTAGTGAAAGGTTGTTGAAGGGAGAGAGGAGGTCTAGGTCAGAGGAGGAGAGGTCAAGAAGTTGCTCTGTAGGGATAGGGGAGGTGTAAGAAAGGGGTTAAAATTGGGGTAAGGTTGAGGTAGTGGAGGGACTTTGAGGGCGAGGTTAAAACAGGATAGAGTAAGAAGAAGGTAGAGAGGAGGAAAGAAGGTTGCAGTTATAGAGGCTAAAAGAAAGGTGGGAGGCGGTGCTCGTGTCAATCGTCCACAAGTCTCAACTCTCTAACTAGAAAGCCTGTCTAAAAGGGGTAAACTATCTCTAGTATATATCATGGACATTCTAGTCTCAAGATCAGTAACTTTTCTCACATTTGGTACAACTTTATAAG